TTATTTTTTCTTGTAAATATCGGCGGTGCCGTGAATTTTGTTGTTTGTATTACCGGAAGTCAGCACCAGTACATCAGCACCTTCTTTATCGGCCTTTTCGACCAGTTCTTTTTTCGCATCGTCGACAGAGACTTCGTTAGCCGTGCTCACGGTACCGATTTTTTCGTACTGTGATTCAACTTTCTCAAACTCGTTTTTCGTCAGCAGTTCAGCCGCAAAGGTATTGGTGGTAAACAGAAATGCAGCGCCCATCAAAATAGCAGTCGTTTTTTTCATAACCTTTTTCCTTGAGATTAATCAGCAACTACAAAAAGCCCCACGAGTGAGAGTGAGGTGATATGAGCATGGTAGAGGAATAATAAAATTGCCACAGCGTAAGAAAAATACTGTTATAACAGTCAATTGTGCTGTGAAAAATGTGCGTTAACGCTACTTTCGCGATGGTTGTTTCATGAAGAAAATCAGGCTGGCTTGAAACTGGCATAAGTTACTGATTTTAAATGGCACGCCCTGTAGGATTCGAACCTACGACCTACGGCTTAGAAGAACGTAGAGTACTATTTAACGCACTGTAATATCATTGGTTTTTCCGCGCTCGCAACGCGTTTGTGTCATTACGTGTCATTACATGCTGTCGTATTTCCTTCTGATTCATCCATGCATGACACAACTGTGACACAGAGAATGCATAGCCATGCCTCATGGTATAGCTGTGTAGTTTCCTTCACATCACCGGGCAATCATCAAACTCACCTGTCCGCGCATCGTTGATGATGTACGTGATGACTCCAAATATTGGTAGCGCCCCGCTGATACCCTCGTCGTTACTAGGCAGCCTCTCCTTTCTCCCGTTCGCCACATTCTCAAGATGCGGCTGCGGGTATGTGCGATACCTCTTTACTTTAAACTCGCCATTGCAGTCACAGATAAGCAGTGAGCCGTCACATGGCTTAAGCGACGAATCAATCACAAGCAGTGCATCTTTCATGATTCCGCACCGGTATATCGTCTCACCGGACCGCATGTAGTACGTAGCGGCTGGCTTCTCGATAAGCACCTCATCAAGTGACAGGCGCGATTCAACGTAATCAGCAGCTGGACTCGGGAACCCCATAATGCACCTCCGATACTTACTGTATACATATACAGTATTATCGTTCATGGGCGGAGATCAAGCGAGACGAGCAAGCTGATTGGTAAGTGGATGGAGAGGTTGGAAATTTAGTTGTGAAAAACCCGCCGAAGCGGGCTTGTATCTTACTGCGATTAGAAAATCTTTCGGATGTCCACACCATACACTGCAAGCCATGCCGCGCGAGGCAAAGATTCTTCTTTTGGATACCGCGGCTATTATGGCGCAGAGGTTGGAGTCAGAAAGTAGATGTTAAAGAGCACCTGCTGGCGTGATTAGACATCACGCCGGTACTCAAAGACAGGGTTGCAGTCGAAAAAGCAACGTTATTATGGGTTACTCGGTTTGACTAATAAGTGGTCTCGCTCACCAAATATGACTTTTTTGTTTTATTTGATAGATTTCTTCCAAACGAAATTCCTTTAACCTCAACAAAGTGATAAGACACTACGCTGAAGGCTACTGCAAAAAGAACAGCAATTGCTGATGGTGCTAAATACTCATGGTTATTCATCAATATTTTATTGAACAAAAAATAGAAAACACCATGAGACAAGTATAAAGAATAGCTAATTGCCCCCATCCATCGAAACACTTTTAAATTAAGAATTCCAAAGACAGAATCACCATTAGACATAGATACAAATGCAATAAACAACCCAAGGCATGGGAATAATGAATATACATCCATTCCAATGTAAATACAATATAATGAAATAGATAGCCCAAAAGCGGAAACTAGACTATTTTTAAGGTAAGATCTAATAATCATGCTAAACCTTAAAGTTAGCGCCGCCAATCCACCAAAGATAAAGCTTAACAATATCCCGCCATTTATTCCCTCAAAAAAACCAATGATCATCAGAAATGACACCATCACCGCTGACAATACAAGTGCTACTGTGGCTGTTTTAATTTTTGAAAACTGACAAATCAAAGGATATAGAAAATAAAATTTCCATTCCACACCTAAAGTCCAAAACACTCCTGCCACAATTAGATAATTATCAATATGACTAGATATAGTATATGGTTTTGCCAGTCCAAATAATAGCCAAGAAAAAACAGCAGAAATATAGTCACTGTAACTTTGGTAGATTCTTGCTCCAGTTAATATGGCGACCGCGAATACAAAAATAACGACAAATATATATGCAGGAACTATTCTAAAAAAACGACCAATGTAAAATTTCTTGAAATCTATTTGCCCATCACACTTGACTGCTTTGTCAACAAAAAGAAATCCTGTAATCATGAAAAATATGATTACTCCAACACCACCAAAAGATGCAATGATATTTATGAGAGGTTGAGGGATATCTGTTAACCCCGCATGTAACGGAGCCCATCGTGCATTATAAGTAAGGTTATATGAATAGAAGCTATGATGAATCACCACCAACGCGGCCGCAACCCCCCTTAAAGGCTCTATTTTATCAAAAATTCCTGGATTGGTATTCAGGGATTTTTTAATAGACGAAGTGCTTAGAGCATAAGCAATTAGCATTGCACATGCTGGTGAAAAAATAATCAATAACAGATCAGTAGGTGTAATCGCCATGACACAAACCTTAAAATTTTTTACAAAATGATATAGGAAATCCCTCAAAAATCCACTGATCAGTTATTTTTTATGGCGATACGGCACTTCCTTGTGCTCTTTAGTCAAATCGTGCTGGTATATGTAGCCCCAGAAAAAATGTTCTTCCATACCTTGGTTTGCACCACGACCTGACCAGCTCCGCATGACAGACTGCCATTTGTATTATGGCACCCAGCACCATCTAGGGATGTAACCTTAGACACGTCACACGATATCCCCTGCATACCTCGCGCCAGCGTAATGGTTCCCCCGTTAGATGTAGCGACGGCGTTATTCCCGTCCGTTTCTACGGAACCGCGAAGGATAACGCTGCTGCCGTTGGACGCGATGAATGTGTAGCCGGAGTCGCCACGGTACCAGCAGTTATCAACGAACAGTCGCGCACTGGATACGTTAATAAAGTTAACACCAGTCTGCACGCCGAACATTTCTGTGTTGCTAATGTGCACGGCCACCTGTTGCGTCTGTCGCTGTACTGAAACTACGTTGACCCCATCGTCCTGACGGCAGTTAGACATAAATATAGAGTCAATACGTCCATCCACCCCAACGCCCCGATATGCGTAACCGTAGGTGCTGTCGTCGAAATGGTAGTTGCTGTTACTGATAACCAGGCTACCGATGTAACCACGGGTGTTTACTATCGCCGAGTTAGGGTCTTTAATAAACAGAGTGTTGCAGTTGGAAATATTCAGTTTTCCCACTGTCACCTGCGATGCATTTGCCCCGAGGTTAACTATGCTGTACGCCGTTCTCGGGGTTCCGTCTATAGTCATCGAGTGCACGATGGTCTGAGCGTTAGTGTCACCGGTAACCATAATAAGAGGCTGATTAGCGGCAGACTGAGACATTATGTTTGTAATGCTCAGGGTGTCAATTTCAACGGCATAAGTAACGCCCGCTGGCTGCGGCCCGTGGAGGCCGTCGATTACGATTGCCTGAGCACCCGGTCCTGGCGTAGCAAACACATCGCTTATAGCGAGGCGTTCTATTTTCATGCGCCCACGGCTCTGTGCATCACCCTTAGCATACAGTACGCAGTTGCCGGATTGGCCGTAGAGCTTAGACACACTTATGCTGCGGAAAGTGTTCATACCAGCGGTGCCGAGTGCCACAAGTGATGTCGCACGAGTGCCTTCGTCGTTATTAACGTTGCGAACGTAGATACCCTCTATATTGATGTTGGCGAAGTCTCCAGGTTCAGCAATGTCGTAATTTGGGTAATCACCATCTGTCAGGGCGCAGAAGTCATCACCGGTTACTCCGCTAAGATTCTTAATCCATGCGTTTTCTATCGGCGGCTGAAGGTGAATGCCATCGGAGATCGTGTTGAAGCGCAGGCCATCTGCGTGCAGGTTCTGAACTTTACAAATTAGCCAGCAGTATTTACGGGAGTTACGGAACATGAGCCCTCCGCCGATGCGAAGCGTCGTTACGTTTTTGAAGATAGCCCCCATAGCGTTAAGTCCGCTGAATGGCTTCTCAAGCCCGTCATAGTCGAGAGTGCCAGCACCCCATATTTCAATGATATCATCGGCGGTCCCGGCTCCACCGTCGGTCTCGTACGCATAGTTACGGAGCAGGTTGCCGTTGTAGGTGCTGGCCGCGCGAATGGTCACCCCAGGACCAATCCAAAGCCGAGTACCTGAGCGCAATATCCATGCACGATCCGTTAGATATGTACCCGGCTTCTCGAAACGAATATCCCCGCCCGCGGCAAACATAGCATCCAGACCGGAGCCAATGATGTTTGTGGTGCTTGGTTCAATACCATACATCTGAGGGGTGCGGTATTGAATGGCAGAACCGACTGTACCAGCAGGATAGACAGATCCTACCGACAATCCAACCAACCCAGCCCCGCCTGTAGCCGCCAGCGCAGCACGCAGAGAAGAATCCCCTACCCCAATCCACGCCCCAGGCGCAATACCACCAGTGCTGGCTGGGGTTGAGTTGGCCGGAACAACTTTCTGGCCGGAAGCAAACGAACCAGTCCATTTGTAATATTCGCCGTCGGCGGTGTTCAGCAGCACCTCATTCGGGTTGTTGATTGTAGCGCCGGTGGTGAAAGTTTTCCCTGTAAGAATTACGTAACCGTAGGCGGCCATTGCCTGCTGGGAAAGATAGTTGATGCCCTCAATGGTGTAGTGCTTCTGACCAAAGCGATCGGTATAGGTCCACCCCATAGAGGTAACAACCTCGTCGATTTTTCCTATGTTGAATTTGAAATCGAACGGAGATTCGCTCGGTACTGGCAGGTTAGTAGGTGTAGTAGCCATATTGATTCCATAAAAAAACCCGGCGCGGTGGCCGGGTTGGGGTTGGTCGGGGACGGTTCTTATTGGTAGATGGCGTCGCTGTATTCCGCGACGGTAAGAGATACCGTGTTATCTGTGTTCGGTTTGATGCTGTTGACTGTCCATAGTTGGCTGTCCAGTTCCTCAACCGTCGCAATGAGATAGCGCGAAGGTAGCTGCACAGTGTCTCCGTTCCAGATGTTGAGCTGAATATCGGGTATTGCTGCGGTGAATCCGTACTTCGTGTCGCCACGCGCCGCCGCTGGATAGCGCAGCGTCGGGTTACCCAGGCTGTCTGTCACCAGCACATACATCGAACCGGTAAACGTGATCGGCTCGCTGGTATCAAAGTTATTACCGGCGCGCCCGGTGATGTAACCCTGTTGCTGGTTGCTGTCGTAGATGTCTGGCATCTGGATGACGCTACCCACCTGGATAATGCCGTCCTCAAACACCTTGGCGTTCATCTTCACGCGCGAGTAGATCAGGCGTTTGGTTTCGCGTAATGCGCGCTCACGGGCCTGGTACTCGTTACGGAAGCCGACTATCTCCAGCTTGTTCGGGTTTTCCGCTTCCTGCTCGACTATGGCGCCGTTCAGAACGCGGTAGTTGATGTACGTCTTATTGTTCGTGGTAGGGTGGACGTAGGACACCTGTACGCCGTCGTAGCCGCCAGGAAGAGTGGCCTCGTACGTCATTTTGTACTCGTCCGTCTTCATGTTGGCCCGGTTGAATACGGCCGCCGGGTAGTCAACTTTCTGATCACGGGTAAACGTCAGCACGCCGTCATCCCAGTACGCCACAACCGACGCCGCATTGCAGATCGCCTGTACGCGGTCTCCCAGTGAGTCGTTCTCGTCGTCGAACGTATAGTCGAAGTAACCCAGGCGCTCATCCGGCAGGCTTTCGGCTATCGAGTACAGCCCGTACAGGTCAATGCTGCTTACCGGCTGTTCCCCCATAATCAACCAGGTATGCGCCACCGCATCAGCGAACGAGCGCGACGGCCTCAGGGTGTAATCCACCGTCTGCGTGTCCAGGTCGTACGTAATGGTATGGCGCGTCACCAGTGCGTTATATTTGCGCTCGCGGCTGCCAAGAGCGTTCTCTGTCGCCCGGACTTTTACTCGCACAAGCGTGTCGGTCGGGTGAACGACGTTTGTCCTGATGTTGATGCTGTGGATCTCTTCGACCTTGAGCAGTGACGCGTCGCCGGAGTTATCCGTGCGCTGGAAGCTGACCGCGTATTTCCCGAAGCCGCCCGTGGGTGTGATTTTGTCAGTGCGATAAAACACCTCGCTCGTCGACTGGTGCGGCGTCGTCTGTCGGTACGTAAACGTCTGCTGAGTTCCCGGGACCTGGTTGTAGTCGTCGTCGATTTTCCAGATGACAACCTTCCAGTTGGTCTCTTTCTTCCCGCCGAGGCTGGACTGGGTATGCAGCCACAGCTGCGTTGACTCGACCGGGGAAAAGAACGGCCCAACCACCAGCGCCTCGTTATCGTTGAGGACGAATTTCGTGGTGTTGATCGTGGCATTCGCCGGGATGTCCTGCGGCCCCTCCAGCTGGTTCATCGTGAACGTGTACCAGCGCACCGGGTTAACAACCGCGCCGTCGTTTGTTTCAACCGCGGAAATCAGCGTGCCGGAGAATGTAGCATCGGTAGTAACGTTGCCGGAGGCGGTGCTGTACGTCACGTTGATGGTGAAGGTAACCGCGTGCGGCAGAACCAGCCCCATGAAATAGTCGAACTCAGCCTGCTTAACGATTTTCATCGCTATCTGGCCGCCGGAATACGTTCCGCTGACGACCGTGTTTGCCGTTGCTGTTTCGATCGGGAAGTCGCTGGCTTCGTTCTGACCGGGAACTTCCTGACCGTCAACGTCATCGAATCCGTACCCCTCAACGATCTGCGGGATAACTTCGCCAGGCTGGAAGAACTGGAATTCGGCACCGGCCAGTGAACCGAGGCTTGATTCTGAGTAGCGCACGGACTCGTAATCGTATTTGCCGATCCCGATGCACATCCACTCGGTTACGTACTTCAGGCCGCCGTCCGTAGACGTCTGGTGAACGTATTCGAATACAGATTCCTGAATCAGGTCAGGGAAAGAGCGAATCTGCCCGTAGATGTCCGGCTTGGCCTTGTAAACTCGCGCGATATTTGTCTGACCGGTCAGGCTATTGTTGGGTGAGTCGACGGTATTACCGCCGCTGTTCGCGATAGCCGGTTTCGGTGCCAGGAACGAAAAGACCTGGCCAACCACTTTGAATATCGGGCTCAGGATGTCGCCGACAATGCCCTTTGGCTGGTCGAAAATCTGGATATGGTCCAGCTCGCTCAGTTCAAACGCCAGCTCATCGTCGTCGCCCAGCTTTACGCCATTGCGGACAATCAGCAGGTCACGGTGGAAAGTAGCGTCATTGGCCGCCAGCCAGTCATAAAAAAGGGTGCCGTTTGGCACCCTACAACGCAGCTTAGGCGTTCCTGGAAAATTCGATATCTCAACCAGCGCCATACGAAAAGTACTCCACTTTGGTGAATGCCCGCTGAATGACCAGCAACGAGTCCATGCGCACGCTTCCGTTCTCTCCACGCGAGTGCAGCGCCTGCCGGTTCAGTACCAGGCCAACGTGCGCCGGTTGCGCGCCGCGGTACCCGACAAATATCCCCCCGTCGACCGGTTTATCGACCTTGCGCCAGAAAACGACGTCTCCCTGATAGCAGGTGAAGAAATCCTCCCCGGCTTCGTAACCCGGCGTCTGGTGCAGCTCAATGTCGAGCACATGTCGGTAATACAGCACAACCAGCCCCCAGCAATCAGTCTTTTCGAATGAGCAGGCGCGGTTAGACCACGGCACGCCGATCATCCTGCTGATAAAATCAGAGGTACTGAAGCCCCGTGTATTCGACTGGATCATATGGTTGGCCAATGTTGTTATTTAGCGGGTTTGTCATTGATAAAGTAACTGATGCGTTATCTGAAACAACATCGACAGTTTTTACAAATAATGTCCAATTCTTCATTGGCGTAGAGGTATCAACTCTATCGAAAACCTGACGAGTTGCCGTGATAGGCGACAGCCTGGAAACACCACTCCACTTCTTCATCAGCGTTTTGATATCTGAAGACAGTCGCCCAAGCTTCACCGTTGCGTCGATTACCGGAGTTCCGCTCTGCTGGCTCTCTTCGATTTCAAACCGCGCAGGCGTGTACGTCTGGCCGCCAAGCGTCTTCGGGAAGAACTGTTTGTCGACGAGGCGGACGTAACCAAAGGAGGGGTGATAGAACGTGATGGTGTTGTAACAGCCGCTAATCGGGCGCTTCTGATTATATTCACGATATGAAGGCATCAGGGGATCCTTCCATGATTTTTATGGTAACCCATGTTTACCTCTGCTATTACCCTAGCATTGAAAGCGTCAATAATGGAATCGAAATACCCAAGATGCTTTTCAACACAATTCATCCAGATTACTGATTTCCATTTTGATTTTCTTGTATTCCAAGATACGCCAGATATCCCGCTGGTATTATTAATATTTAATTTCATGTTTTTGGCATTTATCTGCCGCGAGACCACTCTTAAATTTTCGTACCTATTGTCGGTTCTGATCCCATTGATATGGTCCACTTCGTCAGTAGGCATTACGCCTGTCTCCAAGGCTATAACTATTCTGTGGTTTAGAATCTCCTTGCCACTAATAGCAATTCTGAAATAACCGCGATTATTTGCTCTTCCAGCTTTTTTGCCGGCAAACTGCCCATTGAAAGTTTGCTGACCTTTTAAGCCGTTGAAATGGTGAATAGGTCGAGCTTTCCAGAATAGCTCACCTGTATTTTTGTTATAGTCAAAACACTCAGAAAGATATTGAGGAGTAATAAAGTTCATATAAACCTCGTAGAAGGTTTCGTAGATGGATGGTTGCGCCAGAGCGGTCTACGTTCAGCCTTTTCGGGAGCTACCCTAGGCGCTTATTAATTATACCATTTGCAACTTATGGATGAAAATCAAACAACGCGAGGCAGACTTTCCGGATCGCGTCCGTCCGGATAGCCAGTCACCACGATATCAAGCCACGAATCCCACGGCGGCGGCAACTCAACAATGATGTCGTCAAACTCGTCGTCAGCGTTGTAGAGATGGTTGGCAATAACGGTTCCCGTCCATGTCACCACCCCGCCGTCGATACTGGTTTGCACCGGCATCTGCGTGAAGTGAAGCTCTTGCAACTGGAGACCACTGCCGCCAAGATTGATATTCATCCGGAACCAGTTCAGGCCCCGGTTGAGATAGTTCGGGCTGCGTAGCCACTGCTGGAAAGCGCGCTCCTGCGCCAGAGTGAAGATCCACGTCAGTGACCAGGTTGCTTTCAGGTCGTCAGTAAGGTTCTGGAAGATAGCCGGGCCGACCGCTGGCTGATCGGTCTGGAACCCGGTATCGAGCGTCATGTTTTTGCTGGCCTTCTGCGCCAGCGGTAGCCAGTCGGGATAGTCGATAATTGGCATCTAAGCTCCAGGCATTAAAAAACCCGCCGAAGCGGGTTTGATTATTCAACGGATCGTGGACCAGGCGGTGCTTCGTAAACATTGATTTTAATGTCAACGATATCCCCATGATTAATAAATTCCAGATCCTCTCCAGCAGGAGCAATGCCTTTAATTGTAGAGCCATCCTTTAGAGTAAAGACAAACTCTACTGCCCTGTTTGGATAAAGCTTATGAGGCTTGCCTATCTCTGTTGGTATTGATTTCACATCGTTTGGCTCAATAACCACACATATCTCCTTATAACTGACCTCGAGGTGTTCTTTTCGCAGTTGTATTGCCAGTGATAGCCTGCGATATAGGACCTCCATTATTCAAGTCAGCAATAATGGCATCCACGGTTATTGTACCATCTCCGTTGTTCGTAGCTTGAGCGTCAAATGTGGCACTCGTCATATTCTGAACGTTGATTATGACGTTCACACCGCCCCCTGAGGTCATATCCTTGTTACTGATCACCTTGCCGTTGTCGCCTGGTATCATGTACTGCTTACCGGTACTGGCCTGGTAAATCTCCGGCTTCCCTCGCTCACCGACCTGATAAAGACCTCCTGCATTCACCGGGCCGCCATTGTAACGCATACCGGTTAAAGCAAGGCCCTGTGCCAGGCCTACCGTTGAAGCAATTCCTGTCATGGCAGGGACTGAGTTTGCCCCAAATGAAGCGAGACTCGCCATGGCGGCGGCAGGAGCCCAAGCTGTAGCCAAGATTGCAGCCTGAGATGCTCCAGCAGCAGTAGCCGCTGCGCCCAATGTCTGCCCTATAATGAAGTTTTTGAGGGCCTCAACTCCAACCTGGACTAGCGCATTTACCACGCTGTTCAGCATCGTATTCCCGAGCGAACGCATAGCATCCTGCGCTGACATCGTTCCGGTGATCAGCCCGGTTAACGCATTGGATGCATTACCTGAAAACGCATCAACCGCGCTTGTCAGCATTTCATAACCAAGACCTTGTTGGCTGAGCAGTTGCCACTGAGCAGCTGTCATCTGCTCATTGAACTGGTTTTCCTGCGCAGTCTTTAAGGCAAGGTACTGGGCATCGGTAGCTGCCTTTGCAGCAACGAACTGATCGTAATTTATTTTCCCTTTTTGGTAACTTTGCTGGAGTATCGCCTGTTCCTGCTGCTGATATTGCTGCATCAGGGCTAACTTCTGGTTATTTTCGTTCACCAGTTGCTGTACCGGGTCAACTTCGGCTCGGGCAGAAGCTACCGGATTGACTGTGGCCTGGGCGTTAATCTTGGCGAGGTTATTCTGGTGCTCGAGCGCCATTTTCTCCGTGGCAACGTTATACTCCTTGAGATCTATTTTCCCAGCGTTCAGTGCGGCCTTCAGATTTTGCATGGATTCGGCGTAGGATTTATTCTCCGCCTGCAAAGGCATTGCCTTAAGTGCTTCAGTTACCCCTCTGGCTGCCGCTGCTGCATCCCATGCTTTGGCGGCGTATTCTCCAGCCTCTTTAATCTGTGCTTGAGTTGCAGCGCTACCGAGTGACTGCTGAGCACGTAATATGGCCTGCTCTCTGCTGAGTTCTTGAGTTGACCCCGCCGCCAGTTCTGCTTGCTGCTTCAGGTTCGCCAGCTTCTGAGCAACGGATTCAGCAGAAGACGCTGATTTTTTCCCCTGCTGCTCACTCTCTTGTTGCGCTTTTTTCCTGGCTTCTTCTGACTTCTCTAAATCATAATTTTCAGCAGCCAGCCTGCCAGCTGCAGAGATTTGGTTCTGATTGTCAGTGACCTTGGCAGCCTGCATCCTGGCTTTGGCTATAGCCCGATCTCTCTCGTCCTGAATTTTAAGTAGTTCATTCTGCTCTTCCAGAGTAGCGATAACTTTATCGCCCTCCTTGGTCGCGGGAGAAATCTGAAGCGCTTTTGGGTCGAAGCTTTTCCCTGCCTGATTTGCCCGGTTTATTTCATCAGCTGTCTCTCCAAAGGCTTTCGCTACCGCACCCTGAACCTGCTCAAGAGACCAGGATTTTTCGATGAGTTGATCATGAACTCCCATCGCCGTGAGCATGTTGTTAGTGAGCGTGCGAGTCGCCTCTGATGCGGTTTCTTCTGTTCTGGATAATTTATCTTTAGCGGCCTCAAGGTCTCGTGTCTTACGAGCCAGTTCATCAGACACTTCCGCCTGTTGACGGGCGAAGTCTGCACCTTGCCCCATGGACTCAGCAACTTTCTGCGCTGCCGGGGTAAAGTTCTGGTATCTGTCTCTCAGCGAGTCAACTTCATTTTGCAGATCCGCAACAGCCTCTTTCTGAGCTCGAATAGAATTATTGGCATCTGCAATAGCCCCACGCAGCTGCGTGTTCGACATTGCATTCATGGCGGCGTTGAGCTTATCCAGACCATCGGCGAAGGCGATAGCTTCCTCTTTTGCCTGCTGAGCTTTCTGCCAGAAATAGAAGATCGCTCCGGCAGCAAGCATAGCCGCACCAGCAGGACCACCTATGAGGGCAAGAGCATTACGAGCAAGTCCAACACCAACAGATGCTGCCCGTGCCGCTGCTGCTGCTCTTGCTGATGCGGCAGCTTGGGCAGTTTCAGCCTCAGCAAGAGCGAGAGATACGGTGGTCGCCCGAGTTTTTGCGGCTATAAGGGCATCAAGCGCTAACATTTCTGCTGCGCTACCTTTTGCCACGTTATATTCAGCCTGAGCCAGCGCGAGAGACGAAAGAGCAGCCTCTTTATCAGCCAGAGCCTTACGCTGAGCAGAATTAGCAGCAACCAAAGCTGCTTGTGCCGCCTGGCTCTCTGCAACGGCCTGCCGACGGGAGGCTGCGATATCAGCGATTTTCGCTGAGGTGGCCATAGTCAGGGCGCCGACGTATCGAGAACCCATTACTCCAGCGACAACAATGAGTACAGAACTGAGTGCTTCCAGGTTTTCACTTACTGACACAACAGAATCACGGAATCCGGCAGCGAATGACTTAACTGTCGAGTTTTCACCAAAAAATTTAGTGACGTTATTACCTGCCACCTGGAGACCTTTGGTGATTGATACAGTGGTGTTGGCAAATTCTTTGCCGATCGCTTCACCTTGCGAAAGAAGACCGTTCACCACAACGTCAGTAGTCAGTTTACCCTCAGCGGCCATGGCTCGAAGTTGTCCGATGGATACTCCGAGGGAGTCCGCTAGTGCGTTTGTAAGGCGACTGCCCTGCTCGGCTACTGAGTTATATTCCTCACCGCGTAATGCGCCAGCTGCCAGACCCTGGGACAACTGGATGATCGCGTTTTCTGCTTCCTGAGCCGTCGCCCCGGACACGGCAAAGCCCTGGTTAATGATTGTCGTCAGGCGGGCAAGGTCTGCGGCGCTTGTGTTATAAAGTCGCGTTCCGCGTTCCAGTCGGGCATAGAGGGTTGCCGTTCCGTTAAGTGATGATTGGGTTGCCTGGCTGATATCGAAGATGCGCTGCATTACTTCAGCCTGGGTTTCTCCGGTGCGGATCGAGTTCGCAACTTTGTTGTTCAACTCAGTCCAGGCATCGGCATAGCTCGCAACCTGCTGAACAGATAAAGCAGCGAGCAGGCCTTTCGCAACACCGCTAAGGCTGGACATTGTGCGCTCCATCGAGCCGATAGAGCGTTCAGTGCGCGTAACGCTAGCCTCAAGACGACCCATGCTACCGTTGAGCCCATTCAATGCGGCATCAATATCCCGACGCCCCTGAAGGATCCCGGCGGTGTCCATGTCAACTTCATAAACAATCGTTCCAGCGCTGACAGTACCAGCCATCATCTATTCTCCAGGCAATAAAAAACCCCGCAGGAGCGAGGCTGTTTTGGTGTTTTCTTTTTTACTTGGCCCGTTCCGCCCGGGCTAATCGCTTCGCTTTCTTCGCCATATAGTCATCTGCGACCGCGTCGTACTCGTCTTTAGTAAAACCCTTCTTATCCGGGTACTTTGCGGCAATCAAAAGCTGAAACTCAGTCATTGATAATTGCTCTGCTTCAGCACGACTCATGCCAAAGTGGTTACGTGCCGCGCTGATGTATTCAAAAGCGTTAAATACGGTTGTAGTTTCTCCGCTCTCATGACGCTGCAGTTTTCGCACCTTCGCCTTTCCAATGATGCCGTGGGTTATCAGTGACTGAGCAATAACCAACATATCGAACTCGTCCATTTCGCCGCGCCGTATTTTGAACGGACGCCCGCCAGCACGAGCTGGTCGCAGATCACCGATCAGCACAGAAATATCATCATCACAGCAAGCCTCCATGACGGTTCCTGCAGCCAGTATCGCCGCCCGCCCGTAGGTTGAACTTTTGATGTGCTTTACTAGCCATTCAGGGATATGCCCGTAGGACGCCATCGCCCTTTCCATCAGCTCAGAAACTTCATCGTGATGCAGAGCATAAAAAGCAGCAACTATCTCACCCGGGTCGCCAATTCTGGTCATATTGGCGAACGAAGGCCTGAAGAAGAAATCCCGGTCGCCGCAGGTGATCAGCAGTTCACCGATCTCTTTCATTGGTGTCATGTTCTGTATCCTTAGCCAGCATTATATGGGCCTCAACTTGAAGCCCCGGGAATGGTGACTAAACGGTTACGGTGACCGCAAAGACTGCTGTGAATGAGCCGTCAGTGGTGGTAACTGTGATATTCGCAGTGCCCGCCGTCGCGCCAGACGGAGCGTTTACCGTCACGGTGTTTCCGCTGATAGTCGCTATGGCACGCGCCGGCACGGACGAAGTAACCGTGAAGGTTTTATCGGTCGCATCGGCTGGCGCTACGTTGACGGCGAAGGTTGTCGAAGCACCGGCCGCTACAGATGCGCTGGTAGGCGTAACGGTGACACCTGTGGTCGGCACTTCTTCATCGGTATCAACGATCTGGATAGTGTCGGCGGCTGCCACCTTGAACTCAGTGGAAAACGTGACAATGTCGTTACTGCCACCGTCAGAGCTGAGCGCGTTAATCAGCATGTAGCCGATGAAAGTGATCGGCCCGAACTCCATACGCACCCACAAGGTGGGCTGGCGTGCCGCCTGGATCTCAGCATTAAAATACTTAATCAGGCGGCCGACCCCGTATTGGTCGAGTTTGTCGTTACGGCGCACCTCACCTTCAAATGAGATGGTGAAGTCGGCGTTCGTCACGATATTCTCGACATAGCCTTTGGTATCGTCGGCGTCCGAAGTAACGCTGTTGGGCGAAAAATCGAAACCTTTGCTCGTTCCGGCCGCCAAAGCCATCCACTCTGACTCAAGAGGTAATGTATCCGCACAACCATCAGCTACTTCGAGCACAATGGCGCGACCAAACAACTTTGTGTTGTCCGTTGGGCAATTTGCTGCCATGGGGAACTCCTATTTAAAAATAAAAAGGCCGCCTGATGGCAGCCTGGTGATTTTGCTTACTCCCCGTAGAGGCAAGCGAATTGAAGCCGGAAAACTATCCTTCCCTCTTCGGTCAATACTGGCGGCGGGATGCCCCCCATATTTTCGATGTGGCCTACACAGCTGTTGGTGATGGGATTGGCCTGAACATAATCAACAATGCGCTGGACGGCGTTAAGCGCGTCTTTGCGCTTATCTTTCGCTCCGACTACGTCGACCAGGACGTGATACTCAGAGCCGAGATCGTTACGGATATTAGCCCCGCCGTTCGGCCTGAAAACCATCACGGCTTTCGACAGGTCGCCCGGGTCATCGAACATCAGTTGCTGCACGGTAAATCCAGCCGTTAACCCGGCGTCGCCGAACAAATTTCTGACCCGCTCGTGCATCATTGGTGTCATAGATACCTCATAAAAAAGGCCGCCTAAGCGACCTGTTTTTTATCTCCCATGATTCTCATGGAAACCTAATTCAGCTTGAGCCTTTTCTCTTGCCGCTATTGCTTCCTCCACAGTGGGAAAGCGGCCGAGATGAATGCTTTCCCCTCGGAAAAATATTTGAGCTCGATACCCCACGCCCTTTGATACCTTTGCCACGCCAATAAAACCAAGTGTGTTATTTGATGGCCTGGCAATGTTCTGCGCATTCTGAAACTTATCTACATCTCTTAAGTTGCACAGTCGATTGTCAGCCCTATCGCCATTAATGTGGTCGATAAAATTATCAGGCCATTTACCATTGCTCAGTAACCAAGCCAAACGGTGAGACTTGTATGCTCGACCATTGATTCTTATGTTAATGTACCCGAAAGATGTAACCCATCCAGCAACTTTACCTGCACACTTTGAAGTAAATATTTTATAGAGCGCATCGGTCTTGAAATGCTCTCTAGGTCTATGGTTCCAGGTAAGTACGCCTGTATCAGGATTGTAGGAAAGGCACTCCTTAACGTAAGAAAACGTCAGGTCGTTTTTCATGCTCATGTAAACCTCGTAGTTGATTTACCGTAGATGATGGTTGCGCCAGAGCGGTCTACGTTCCGCCTTTTCGGGAGCTACCCTAGACGCCTGATAATTATACCAGAGTTACAGTGCCATTTCCTTACGCACAACATCATCGATTGCAGAACGCTCCTCTTCAAACCCAAGAGTGAGGAATTCTTTTTTAGCAGTTGAGCGGCGGAATCTCTGTGGGTTAGCCGGATCATGAACATAAACGGCATAGTTGGTTGAATAACCCACCCGGCCGGTGATTACCGCCCCATCAGTTACGATTTCGCGAAACTGGCTGTTTAGAAGTGCTGAGGTGTCGATCGGGGTGTAATATGCCGCCCGGGTGCCGATAAGCATCATCGCCGACTGCAACGCGCGAATTACCTTACGGCCCTTAACGTCGTTGATGACATCGTTCAGGTGCTTCTTCGCCTGGCTGATGCCCTTCACTTTTATGCCCATGGCTACACTCCCGTAATTATCGCCCAGTCATCTTCCAGACCGTCGAGAGTGTCGTTCCAGCGCGTCACGTGACGGACCTCATCAGCACCTGCTACGACCGGATCCTGCTCAGCGCTAACACCAATCAGGATGTAATCGCCCTCATCAGCTAACGCATACGCAGTAAAGAAGGTGTTTTTTACGACAACCTCTTTACCGATGGAGCCGAGCTTTGCAGACAGGCCGCCGATGTAGTCGCACATGATGGTTTCAGGCGGTTCGTATGGGTCGACAGGATCGCCCCACTCGTCATTACCGCCCGCGCCCTTACGCCATATCGTGCACGGCTTATTGTATGACCATGAAGCAGTAGACGACATCAGCCCTCCTTACAACTCAAAACAACCGTCACGTTTCCACACTGGCCTTTCAGTTGCTCACTGCGCTTAATGGGATTCGGTGGGATGTAAGAGTCCATGACGACTTCACCAACACGATAAAGTCGGCCGTTTTTCAGTAACCCGCCTCGCTTCATTCTTTCCACCTCAGCACTTTCGCGCCAGTCGCCCGAATGTGCGGACAGTTGATGAACCACTCACCATCCGATTTCACGTAGCCGGTAGTTTCCCGCCCGGTGTCGGTCATCACCCATACGCGGGTAAACGAACGCGGCAGGCCTTGCTTAACTGATTTGTACGTCATCACTTGCCCCCGCACATACAGCCGCCCTTACCGATCCAGATACCAGCGAATGCCGGGGTGGCGGTAGGGTCAGCAGGAATCAGGGCAGTGGCGCAGCCGTACTTATCCAACCCGCGCAGCAGGTTCACTGATGCTTTCCAGCGATCGGTGAACGACTGGTACCGGAAAGATCGCGACGCTCCGCTTGGAGCCGTCTGGCTGGAGATGTATTTATCCCCCTGCCCGAGCCCCATAAGCGCCAGCAGATAGAGCTGAATCAGCAGCGCGGTCGACGCCGGATAATGCGCATCGAGACACTCCTGAATGCTGTTGGCCTGGTCGACGAGGGCCTGAAGAACAAAATTTGGCAACTCAATGCCGACACTCGATAAGTACTCAGTGGCTTCTTCTATAGTAACCATGGTAACCACTCTCAAAAGAAAACCCGCCGGAGCGGGTTTCTGTTTATTCATGTCTGGCAAAATCGCCATGGACTTTATTTCTTGTTTCTAAAAGCCATTCCTCAACCACTTGTCTGGACTTTGATTTTTTCTTATGGCTGACACCATTAGCGACAATTTGCCCAAGCCAAAGCCCTGATGACTTCACGAAACACAAGCCCTTAACTCCGCTGGTATTATGGGAAGGGGTTCTCATGTTCCAGAGGTTTTGCGATGTAGTAGCTATTCGAAGGTTGCGTATCTCGTTGTTCTTTCTATCACCGTCCGCATGATCAATATCATGACCATCAGGAATTGAGCCATTATTCAGCTCCCAAACTATGCGATGCGCAGCATACCGTTTCCCAAACAGCCAAACGACATAGTCTCCACGAGTAGAGCTATAGCTTCCAGCGACAGATCCAGCCTTCATCTTTCCTCGCTTAGTTTTCCACCTCAAGCCAGTATCAGATGTTGGATCGTAAACAAGAAATTCGGATAGAATGATTTTCGCCATGATTTTACCTCCGCTATAGGTAAATAATTGGTTAGGGCCGGGGCAATGTTGACGCATTCCCCGGCTCGCTTATTTTACCATTAGCGCAGATATTAATCATTATTACCCCGCCGGAGCGGGGCATAAAAAAACCGCCTTCGCGGCGGCTGTTATTCAGCAGGGAAAAGCTTTTCGAGTTCGCCATCCGGCAACAGCTCACTGAGCTTTTCAGCGCCCATGGTGCCTTTGAACTCAATACCCAGTTGGGTCAGGCGGTCCTGAATAATCTCTTTGCGAGATTTCTCACCAGTACCGGCATCAGGTGTTGCTGGTTTCAGCTCGCCACCAGCTTCGCCTTTCATCAGCCGAACGTTAGACTTCAACGCCGGGTGAAGCTCTTTCAAATCCACCACGTCGCCAACCTTCACGCCGAACCATGGGCGCACAACTTCGTATTTTGCCATGCTGTTTCCTTACGCCAGGTTAGCGCCGTAGACAACGCCGGACAGGCCCTGATCGTCTGCGGTAATTTGCAGACCTTCAGCAGACATGATCTGGAAGTTGTAGTTAACGTTAGGCAGTGGGCGCGGCAGCGGAACAACGCCTACAGCCATACCCACCAGTGGAGAGATAACATCACGACGGCGAACGTAGGCGATAAACTCGTTACCGGTCAGCGCGAAGCTCATGCGGATTTCTTTCACCGGCGCGAACGGCAGAACCGCCTGCAATACAGTGCCGCTTACAACGCCATTCACCACGTACGGCTGCGCCAGGTTTGCCCAGATTTCCGGGGAAACCCACATTACATCGTATGCGGCGACTTTGTTCGCGCGGGCGGTAGTACCGAATGCGCCTTTACCGAAGAACGCAAAGAGCGCGGTCATGTCGGCAGTAGTAAGGTCGATATTCGCTCCACCAGCACCAGATCCGAGGTTAATCTTCTTGGTGTTGCGGTGGTTCTTGATGCCCTGCGCCGGATAGGACTGAACCTGAATTTTTGAATCGCCGTTCAGGTAGTAGTTGACGCGCTTCTGGTTGAACTTGCGCATCTTCGCCATCTGCGAGTCCAGCACCAGATCGATGCCCACAGAGTTCAGGCCAGCAGCATGACGCCAGTTAACACCGTAACCAGCAGTGAACACCGGAATCGGGTCACCGTCGCTCGCGTAGTCAGTGTGGTCGAAGGAGAACGACGCCTGGCCATCGATGCTTACTGACACGTCGTCAGCGATGTCGCCTACCACGTTATACAGCTTGGCTGTTTTACCGACCGGCAGCACCGTCTGAACGCCGATCAGGTCGTTCACGATTTCCATGCCGATTTCTTGATCACGCAGTTGGAGCACCTGACGGTCAATCTCAGCCCAGAAGTCACGGGAGAAACCGCCCACTGCGTTACAGGCCAGCATGTCAGCGGTCATCATCGCGCGGTTAGCCGCAATGATGGAATCGTTCTGTAGGTTCCACATGTTGCGGTTTGCCCACAGCTCATTCCAGTGCCCGCCAAGGCGGGAGTTAGTCGCCAGCGTCTCTTTTGAGAAGTACATATATTTTTTGTCCTTTTGTTACGCGCCAGCAGCGGCGGCAGTGCCAACGCGCATGCGCACGCGGATGAAGTCGGTGGTGCTGGCCGCGATGGTGTATTCATCCTGGCTGTATCCGATCACTGAATCAGTGTCATCGGTTGCCAGGGTAAACTGACCGGCAGTGCCCAGCTTGATCGGGCTGTCTTTTTTATACGCACCAGGCAGGCAGCGCAGCGCCAGCTCACGACCTTCTTCGACGTAATTTCCGACAGCTGAATCACCGGCAGGGATTGATTCGGTGATGGTCAGGCCCTGGTGGTAACCGACATCGATGATGTACAGGCGTCCTGTTAGCGCAGTGGCCTGAGCGAATTTATCTGATGAGTTGATGGTTGCGGCGGTGCCTGGAAGCAGCGCTGCGGCCGTAGTGCGGGTTTCGGTCTTGTACAGAGACTGACCGTCGATATTAACGCGACGATAACGAGGCATTAGTCCGGCTCCTTATTTGAAGTATTCAGTTGCAGACGGAGCGCCGGTTTCTTTCTGCTGCTGTGCATTGTTAGTGCCCAGCGGAGCAGCTTCGCCCAGCGTCTTGAACATCGCATCCAGCGCATCGCCTGACAGTGCATTAGCGACGATATCGCCATGCTTGGCGGCTACAGCTTCACGCTTTGCTTTCTCTTCAGCGCGGGAATTCGCCGTGAGGGTGTCTGCCAGTTGCTGATGGTTTGCCTGTAGCGCATCAACCTTTTCCGCGAGAGGCTTAATAGCCGCTTCCGTATTGGTCGCAACAGCCTGGCCGATCATGCTGCCGATTTGTTCCAGTTCTTCTTTGGTTAAAGGCATGTCGCCCTCCGTTTTGTGGTTTGGTGCAGGCTGTTCCTGCGGTGTGAATAGAGATTTGAATTTGTTAGCGACGACTGAGACCCACGACTCCTGGCGCGCTACTGCGGTGCCGGTATCGTCGAAGGTGATTACGCCGCCCTCAGACTTGTAGCCAAACACCTCAGCGCTGCCGCCGTTGCGGATGATTACAGCTTGCGAGTCAGTGAAATCAGCAACCCATGCGTATTCATCCGCGCCCGCCGCAAACTTCGCTTTGGCTGCGCGATCGAGACGCTGTTCACGCTCCCGGTATGATTCCCCCACCAGCGCGCCAGAGTTCGCTTTAAGCGGCTGAGCCAGATCAGCGTTAACCAACAGGCCAACGCCCTGCTCAGGGGTGGCGGCTCCGACTTCGTGCAGCAGGATCGCGTCGTGGTCCATGCTGCGGATATCAGCTACCCACTCAGCACCTGTGGCGCGCTGCTGATCGTTGGGTTCAAGTTGGTCGAGGAATGCGGCAACACTGGTATGAATCGGAGGAACGTCTTCACCGCGCTCAATGGCAGAGACGCGTTCAAGCAGCTCCCTGCCGCCTTCCGACTCGCTGGCTCGGGCCACGTCAACCCACTTTTCGAGGTAGATGCGATTACCGGACTTCTTAACGTTGCGGTTCCACGCGCCGATATGGCCTGCGTTAATCCCCTCTGGGGAGAAAGCAGACACGAACTTACCGTTAACCTGAGGATGCCCAAGCGGTGCCAGGGTGCCTTCCAGCCCCTTATAGTGGGCGTCGATTTGCTCTTGCGTGTACAAGCCGCCATTCATGACGACGTTCGCTGGCAGCGTGTAGCTCGGCAGCACCAGGTGCTCACGCCCGTTGTATGTTTCGCGCCGGATTGACTGGCTATTCACCTTCGTGGTGATGTTGACCTGCATAGGCATAGTTATTTCTCCGCCCAGGCGTAACCGCGCGCCTGCATCGATTTATATTCCTGTTTGAGTTTCGTGATGGTGTCCGGGTATTCCGGATTACCGTCCGCATCAACCAGCACAGACTGCTGGCTGCATTTGCAGTTGCTTGCAATTATTCCATTGGCTATCATAAGGCCTGACACCTCTTCGAGATCGTAAACATGACCTTCAAAGAAATACCTCTCGACACCGACAACATCGTCAGGCTCTATCAGTCCGGAATCTCCGAACAAGCTATCGCCAGAAAAATTGGCGTTTCCCGTAGCGTTGTTAAGCGGCGTCTTGAAGTCGCAGGAATTGAGCGCCGGGGAAGAAGCACTGCCGCAATTAACAGATTCTCGACCTCCTCTCTCGAGGAAAGGCGCATTGTCACTGCTGCCGCCATCAGCGTCAGGAGGGGGCAGGTAGACAGTGATGAGGTCAGAGAAAGACGATCCATGAATCAACGAGCTGACAGAGTTGGCATGTTTGAGAGCGAAATAATCGAGAATCTCGCCAGCATGGGTGTTGCATGCAACGGACAATTTCCGGTTGGACCGTACAATGTGGACCTCACCATTGCAGGAACTACCGTCGCTGTGGAAATCTACAGCACTCACCCCTCTAAAGATCGAATGACCCGACTCCACCAGAGAGCAAAAGACATCCTGAATTACGGGTACTCGATGCTGGTTGTGCAGATCACTTACCCCAATAGGATTTTCGACATTACTGCCGTATGCGAAAAGATTATCTCTTTCCGTGACTTCGTTAGCAGCAATCAATCCTCTGTTGGTCATTACGGGGTGATTAGGGGTAACGGTAAGATTGCGACCACTACGAGTCACAAGCTTAACGACCATCCCCTCGTAATAACTTTTTGACCCAGCGACGAACCTGCCTTGCACCTCTGTGTTTGGCAGGTAGCAATTTATGGAATTGCCATCTTTGCTGTACCAGTCACGCACCTCTTCATTGGTGTAAAGGTGCGCGTGACGCACAGCGTGCGTATGACGGGTTGTCGGTGACAGCGCCGAGATGTGAACCAGCAGCGTTTTAAGGCCGAAGAGATCATTAGCCTCCTGGTCTTCATCCCACTTAGCCCGGCGCAGCGCGGTAGTAACTTCAGTTCGTGCTATACGGTTTGCCCGGCGCTTCTCGATGCCGGTCTGGTCTGTCAGGTTACGGGCAATATCCAGCGGATTGAGCCCACGTCCCACCCCATCAGTCAGCACGCGCGCCATGTCGCGCTTAACGTCAGCACTCAGCCCCTTCATTTCCTCAAAAACACGGGCATGCACCAGCGCCATGCGTTGCTGGTAGGGGTCGCTTGCGAGGATGGACGCCAGCGACTCACGACCAGCGGCGTACACCGGCGACTGCTGGCTGAGGTTGTAGAACGACTGCCCGGTCCCTTTCTCCGACGCCAGATCGATGTACTCGTAGAACCACAGGTCGTAATCGCCACCTTCAAGCAGCACCTGATCCACCAGGTAACTGGCATCGTTCAGGATGATGGAGAGCAGCGTTGGGTTTAGCTGGTATTCGTATCTGGCGTTTACTGCGAGGGAGGAAGGTATTTTGTCGAGTGCTGATTTGTACGCTTTGCCAATTTTATTCATCCGCCTGGCGAAGTCTTTCATTGCCCGGCGTTCCAGCGCATCGGCCCCGGTCGGGTCCTGATAGTTACGCGGAAGAATCGGTGGCTTCGCCTTCTTCGTCGCCATCCTCTTCTCCTAAAGGCTCTTCGTCATCATTGTCATAGCCCGCAGCCGTGCGAATCTCTTTACGACTGAATGCTGGCTCTTCGCCGCTGCCCTGCATGGTCTGGTTAATCTCGCCCATGGTCTTGGCGTTAGTAAGCTTCTCAGTACCGGTCTGTTCGTTAAGGTCATCCCAGATAACAGCCTTCTGGCTGACTGAGTCTACGATTTGCAGATCGATAAGCTTGTCGCAGAAGTCCTCTATTTCGAAAGAGAGGTCTACGCGGCGCGACTGACAACGAGCATTAAAGTATTTCTGGTCTTCGGTGCTGGAGCGCTCGGCCTGCTGATTACCAACCAGAATACGCGTCGGGATATCAACTCCTGCGGCGGCTGTTTGCAGGTTTACGTTATAGGTTGGAGACGGATCAGAAACCGGAGAAACGAGGGAGGTTACGCTGGCCCCCTGGAGAGAAAGCAGCACATCATTTCCGCGATTCATCTCGCGTGCAGCGTCATTAAATTTATCCTGCAACTCATCTACTTTAACGCCGTACATAGATGCAATGCTGCCAAAGTCGATTTCCTTGTCGAAACTAAGTGCTAACTGGCGAGCGGCGTTCTTCAGGAATGACTCACCAGACCCGCCCTCTACCTTCTCCAGGCTCACAAAGGCGTTATAAGCTGGCTCAAGGAAGCCAATAGCATCGTCTGAGTAATCACCAAGGATGAAAACGCGATCGGGGTGGATATTGACGCGGCGACTTGAACCATTCGGCAAGCGTTCTGCGTACTGCCACATTTTCGGCTGACCGTAAGTCTTCGAGTTCAGCCCAGTGTCCCACTCGCTCACCGTTAGCGATCCGGCCCACGCCACGGAAACCTTCTGCAACCCTCGCCCTTTGGTAACCGGAAGGTTCCAGTCTTTTTCATCGCGGACGTGCAGAAGGATGCCTGCATAACGACCGACAAGGCGACGACGATCCGCCTCGGCAAATGAGCGCCAGAACCGGTTGTTGAATACCTGTTTTGACTTGTTTTCCCAGGCAGTTTCGTTTTCGCTCTCGTCGGCATCGTCACCCTCGATGATTTCCGGGTTAGTCTGCCAGCATTTGCCCACCAGCTTCTCAACGGCACCGTGAGCGATACCACCGCGACGGTACAGGGCATAAAGGTTTTCGTAGGTTACCTGCTCAGGGAAGCCATACTCGCACCATGCAGAATTGCGCTTATTGTCCAGGCCCATTGCGGGCGCCATCAGCCCCATTCTGGCGCGCGCCATCCGCGCATCGTTCAACGCATGGTTGACGGCGAGAGTTAATTGGTCAGTCATGGTTTGTCCGTTAGCGATTTTTAGGTGGCGGCAATACTTTTCCTGATTTGGCTGTTCGTGTTGGCTGATATCCGCTCAAAGGTTTAGGCTTGCTCCTGGGAGGAATAGGAGCAGCATGACCTGTCCAGCTCATCACAATCACAAACGCCACTATAAGAAGCGCAACGAGCGACGCTATTAAGGTCATGTTGCATCCTTTACTTGGATTTATGGCAATAAAAAAGACTGCTATTCGTCCTCATGGTTATCTTTTTCGTAGAATCAGGAAGTGCATCCACAAAAGGCAGAATAACTGGCCCAGAGCGAAACCAAGCGCGAATGCTGGGAGAAAATCAACATGCATGTGTTACCTCGAAATTTGTAACTTAACGTCCTTGCAGACGCTTAGGAATCATCATTCCGGCCATCTGGCCCTTACGTTTAATGTGACCGTCGAGGCTGTAGCGGATACCGTCCCAGCAGTGCTCATAGCCATCGGCGAGCTTCGGCAACACCTCACCGGTGATGCGGTCCGTTTTGTACGACCACATGCGAGCCTCACGCGCCACGTTCTTGCAACGCGGGTGAATAATGATTTCGTCGAAACCGCGAAGATGGGCGATACCGTCCTCAACGCTCCCCTGCCATTTCTCGGCAGCTGAGATGTTGAATCCCTGCCGCTTGAGATAGCTAATCGTCTCGGGTCGAGCGGAGTCGGCCTTGATGGGCCAGTCACGCGATCCGGGAATTGTGTCGTACAGCTCTGGCATGTGGTCGAGCTCTGTCTGCTGCCCGTATGCCTCGTACTCGATGTACAGCCGGTTGTGCAGGATGAACGAGCGCACCAGCGTGTTAGGGTCTTTTGCGAAACCGAAGTCGGCACCGAAGAACAGGCGATCGGCCTCTTTCCAGAGATTTTCTGAGAACTCAGCAATCCGGTATTTTCCGGCCAGCACCTGCTTATCAGAGTTTTCGAGGTAAGCGCCTTCCCACACCCATGCGTATGTAGCCGGGTCGAGGCGTCGCTGATCGTTCTGTCGCTCGCCTTCCAGCACGTCGGGGAACCACGGGTTATCCGTGTAGTTCATTTCAACGGTGATGCAGTCGTCACCAGCCTCTTTGCGGAAACGCTTGTCCGTGGCGCTACCGTCGCGCTCCGGGTTCCACGTCACCCAAATCTCTGAACCTTCCTCACGAACCGTCGGGCTCAGCTTCTGCCAGGCTATTTCGCTGACTGATTCAGCCTCATCAACCCAGCACAGCAGGATGCGCGCTTTCGACTTGATGCTGTCGAGGTTATGCCGCAGACCGCAGAACACGTAGTTAACGCTCTTGTCGATGGTGCGGATGTACTTCTCGCCGATATCAAAGTTGGAAGCCAGCCAGGGAACAGACAGGATCGCCTGTTTCACCTCCTGCATACTCGACTCTTCCAGCGAGTTCATGAACTCACGCGCGCAGAGCACCACCCCGCTTTCACCGTTCATCATCGACTGATATGCCTTTACGGCTGTCATCAGCGCGAATGTGCGAGTCTTCGCGCTGCCACGCCCACCGTGCGAACACCGGTAACGCTTATTCACGGCGGTGAACAGTGGTGCAAGCTTCGCGGGGATCGGCAGTTGAACGGCTTCACTCATGCTTTCGGCTCAACAGGGAGTAACTGGATGATTGTCGGCTGCGGAGTCATGCTGCCATCAGGGCTTGTATGCTCGACTTTCTGGCGATTAGTGTAGGCATCGCCCATTTCTTTGGCGGCCTGCTCGATAAGCTGCGAGGTCATGCCGTAGTTCTTCATCTTTTCAGCATTGGTCGCCATTCGGTCGAGAACGCGCAACCGGTACGCTTTATTTGCGATCGGGATGTCGGCGATCTCATTCTGGAATCGTTTACGGGTAGCGTTGAACAGGTCAATCCACTTCTGGCTCAACTTGGCCGCCATTGCGTTGCCGGGCGTATATTGCGACACCTGCTGCCGCGAGACATCGATGCCGTATTCAGCCTTTACAAGCTCAATGACTTTTACTGGCGGCTCGTAGCAGGCGAGCGATTGAACGATGAAGGCTTTAACCTCTGTCGATAATGCTGCCATCGGTTACCTCCATGACAATCCTAATAAAGTCTATGCCAGCTTCAACATGCACGTCCCGCATGATCTGGCTATATCGATGTGAGCCACTTCTGCTGGCGCATTGGCCGCATCAACGAGCTCCTGTACTTCTTTGCTGGCACCGTATCGACGTACGACACCAGTGAATTCTTCGACGTCGTGGCCGCGCAGTGTAAGCACTGGCTGCCCGGTCCCTTTGTTGAACTTAGGCGCGCCGAAATCATCGGTGGCCTGAGCGATGTGGTAAAGCTCGTGCTCTACCAGTGCGCAAAACTCGAGGTCACTGCATTGTGAGCAGTAATCGGCTGCCAGGGTGATGATGAACTTCGGGATTCGCCCGAACCATTCATGCATCTGCTGTTCCATTCTGGCTTTCTGCCAACCACCGGCGCGTAGCATTACCTGCTCGGCTTGGCCGAGGACATACCGCCCTTTCTTAGCGAACGAATCGGACGCCCACATGAAGCAGAGGTCAGCCTCTAACAGGTGTTCGTGGTCAGGGTTATGGATGCTGCCGGAATCGCTGAGGATTTGGCGGCTTACCCACTCATGCACTTCATTGGCAGGTATCAGCCTGGTGTATGGCTGCCAATTATCGGAGGCGATGAAGTTAACTGGCGGATATGGCCTGCGCTCGTCATCGTTAACCATGGGTTACTCCGGAATTTCTTTCTGTTTCTCGATCGCTGCGAGGGATAAAGCTGTCATTGCATATTCTTTCTCGCTGGCATTGCTGCACAGTTTCAAAATCTGCTCCTTCAGGTCGAAGATTTCGCTTCTGATTTCCTCACCCAGAGTTGAAACAGCACCCAAGATAACCAGCCTTTGAACTTCAAGCTCTTTGCTTATCGCCATGACTTACTCCGTTGCTTGTTCTGTTGGCTGTTCGGTCTGCTCTGCCTGTATCGGCATAAATTGCACGCGCTTCACATCGGCAGGAGCGAAGTAAAGCCATTCGCCCGCCTCGGTCGCCAGCGGCACAAAGCCATTAACCAGCTCAGGCTGACGTCGTGACATCTTGCCCGTGAAGGTTTCGCCTGTTTGGGTTGTAAGGGTGATTTGGTAAATGTTGGACATAAAGCCTCTTATCCCCTACAGGGTATATTTACGATTTATCCGCTATAGCCATTACGATGGGTCTGCCCATGGTGATAGCAATAGAGAACCACCAGCCCAGTGGCTCACTGTTTTTTTGATGTGGCTGAACACTCCAACCTGACAGCTTCGCTTATGGGAAACTTCCCATACCCACTTAATGTCACGCTGCTAAATTCAAGGTGTAACGAATATGCATTTGCATGCCCTCAAAAGAATTTGGATTCCCTTCCTTTGAGGGCTTCTTTTCCCATTATCAAGCCCACCCGGAGATGAGCTTTGTAATGGAAAGCCGCTGTGAAAGTGGCTCTCAAAAACCACAGATTTGTGGTTATGCGGCCAAGCGGTGCTGCTCTTCGATAAGTGGCTGGCGGTGATTACGTTCGAACATGCCGCGCAGCACTTCTTTGCGTTGTTCGAAGTCCCACCCCATGCTGATGAATACCGTATTGGCGCGCTGTAGCTCGGTGATGCAGTGAATTTGTTCCGGCGTCAGGTAATCGCGGATCGGCTCTTTCTTCCCGATTTCGTGATGCACACGGAACTTGGCCGCCGTCATGCCCAGCGCCAGCCGGTTAATCAGGTCAGCTTCGTTGCTGAAGTGATGCGGGGCGATTTGCTTACCCTGCGCCTCACGCTCATGCTTGATGGCGTCGGTCATTGGTTTGTATTCCAGGCGCGCGGAGTTGCGGTCCATCTTCTTTTTCGCCAGCGCACTGCGCATAGTGAAGAATTCAGCTACCAGGCGCTTTTTGAATTCACGCACAACTTCATTGTTTCGCATGTAGGTGATCAACAGCGTGGTTTGCTGTTCGTTTAGCAGTGCTATTTCCTGCTTCTGCATGCCTCCATCGGTTTGAAAGGGTCGCATTTCAAATTCCACCCTTCCGAACTCTTCGAGGTCGCTTTTGTACTTCCTGATGAGTTGAATCACTGGCTTGTGATCCTTCATGACACCACTGGCGATCACTGCCGAGTTGGTGACCAGGTCGAGCTTCTTGATTTCAACTAATTGCATGGCGTGTACCTTTCTTTGAGATGAACCTTTGCCGCATAGGAAATCAGCCCGTCGAGGCTCGCCAGCACTAACTGACTTCCTCAAAGGCTCATTTCAAAGGGTATGGTTCGACGTGGGTTGAATGCGCTGCGGTGCGCGGTGAAATTCGGGCATAAAAAAGCCCGACCGAAGTCAGGCTCTGTTATTTGGGTGACGAATCACTTAAGACACTGCCCTTTGATGTAGTCCTGCATGCCGCGAATCATTTTGTCAGCGGTTGCGATTCCGTCCCGGTGATCGAAATAATTCCGTCGAGCGTCTTGAGTAAGTTCGGGGGTTCCTGCATCATCCACGCCGGTGGCGGAGGTGGCTTTTGACACTCCAGGGCAGGTTGCGGCGATGCGCAGCCGTTTAGCGCCAGAATCGACATCCCGACGCAAATCGTTAATGGTTTTTTTCGCATCGGACAATTCCTTCGTGTATTTGGCATCCAGTGCAGCCACATCTCTCTGGCGGGCCTGCATGTCTTTGATGGTGTCGTTAGCCATGCGGAGACTCTTGGTGGCTTTATCTCGCTGGTCTTTGTAGGTGATGGCGTTGTCGCGGTAGTGGTTCACGAAGAACACCAGCATGCCGATCACCGCCACCACCAGCAACTGCAACCAGTAACGCTTGACCAGTGCACCAATCACGACAGGAACAGAGCGCGCTCTGCCTCACGGCGACGTGTCAGGCCATTCAGCACCTTCCCACCAGCTTTATTCCAGCGCAGGAACTCATCGGCTGCACCAGCGTAATCACCGGCGTTGAGTTTTCGCAGAAGGGTCGATGTCGACAGTGACCGAGCGCCGAGGTTATACGTGAACGACACCAGGGCGTCGAATTGCCCCTGAGTCAGGCTGACTTTAACCAGGCGAGACACGTCGTTTTCATAGCTGACCAGCCCGGTCTTCAGCAGACGTTCTGCTGTTTCCTGCTTAATCGTCATCCCGGCGCGGATTGGTTTGCCGTCTACAGGCTGAGTCCAGCCATAGCCAATCGTCCACACTCCGACGCTGTCCTGGTACGCGGTGAGTTTGCAGCCTTCGAACTGCTTGATCAGGGCAATGCCTTTCTCACTGGTTTGCATTCTTCATCCCCGTCAGGCGTTCCCAGAAGTACGTCAGTGCTACGGAGCCCATTGCACCGCTAATTCCAGACGTAACCAGGATCATGTATAGGCTCAGACCACTTTCAACGCTGATCAGGCCACCAATGAGACCGGTAAAGCCGGACACTGCAATTTGTGCCAGCGCGTTGATCCAGCTCCAGGTGGCTTTGTTCTGCTTAACGTCAATAAGGTATCGGACCAGGCCGCCCCAGCATGACAGAGCAAGGACAATCAGCCATGACACTCCGGCAATGCTTTCTTTATCTTGCATACGTTTAGCCATATCACCTCCGAAAAAACGGGGTGCTGTTTGTGTAGAGAGGAAAGGCCGTCAGACACGATAGCTACGTGGCATCTGGAATTGATTGTCTGCGGCCTGAATAAAAAACCCGGCGACAGGCCGGGAAGATGAGGGTAAGGCAATGTCGGCTCTCTGTCCGAAGGGTCCCAGGTAGTGGGTTTGGTTTGTGGTGGCCGGCGCTGATCTCCGGCTTGCTGCGACTGCCTACAGCGGGCTACGTGGCCACACCGAATCCAGCGAAAGATTCTTGCCCTTGCGCATCAGCCTGCGCATTCACCACAACGGACAGAGCACTGAGCACTTCGCGCCAACTCCATGCTGCTGCGTGGGTTGGGTTATGAGCCCTTCACGCCAATGCTCTTTCCTGTTGTGCAGATACGAAAAAGCCCAAGGCGTTAACCTCGGGCTTGAATTCTTTGTGTCGACAATCAAAGCTATGGCGACGATATCAGATTTACATGAAATGTATGCTATTTAATTGACTTTTGCAATACCATGCTGCGAAAAAGTCGCCTTTTGTTGTGATCGTGTTCTCACAGTGCAGAGGAGGGACTCTCCATCAAGCCGCTTAAAGATGGTGCACATGGCACGCCAGTAATCGGCGTAGTTATGACACCAGTTATCAGGTTTAACGCCGCACAGAGCCGCCAGGTCCTGGTGCTGATACACATCCTTGCCCGCCAGCTCCGCTTTGACGTCCTGCGCCGCCAGCCAAATTAGCTTCTTCAGGCGCTCCATCGTCTTGCCGGCTACTTTCTTCGCACCGAGTAGCTCCCGGAACTCTGCCCAAGCCCACTGAGTGATTGCCACCTGGTGCTCGAAGCGGATATTCTCGCTGTAGCTCCATAGCAGCCAAGCTTTCTGGTGGTCTTCCAGTGACAGGACGGCGCGACGCCAGGACGCGGTGCCAAACTCTACTGGGCTGACGAGTGCGATGGATGAGCCCTTGGCGCGGGACTGGCTGCCACTCATCGCCGGGCCGTCGGGGTTAACCTTCCGGCCGGTGACCGGGTCGGTTATTTTCTTACGTCCCCGACTGCGCGCCGTCGCGGTGAATTGCGCGTTCTCGGCGAAAGCTACCAGCTGCCCTTTCGTCGCCCCGCTCATATCTGCGGTCGCCACAATGAGCTGCTGACGTACGTATTCCAGTTGCTGACTGTTCATTATGCGGCTCCTGCAGGGTGATAGATGCGAACGAAGTTACGGAGAATGCGGTAATCCACCAGCACGGAGCCCGGGCGGCGGTAAATCCGGAGGCGCTGCCAGCGCGCTCGGAGTATCTCGATCGTTTCTGGCTTCATGCGGCCTCCTGCTGTTTCAGCGCGCGAAGGTCTGCCCGGGCCTTGGCGCGGATGCCATCGAGCTCTTCTCGGGTGTATCGGTGGGTTTCGTTATTGGACTCCAGCGCCAGCACGCGTTCTTCGCCGATCAGCTCGACCAGCGCGGAACGGTACGCCTCGATGTTCCCGGATTTGTGAACGTTGCAGGCGGAGCACTGAAGCCAGATATTGTCCGGGTTAAAGCGAAGCTGTGGTGCGGCGGCCGTGGTACGGTAATGACCGGCATGCCAGGCGAAAGCTGCCTTGGTTCCGCAGGAGATGCAGCCGTGCCCGGCGGCCAGCAGCATTTCGCGACGCCAGTCGTTGAAGGCTCGCTGAGTCATCTGCACCCAGTGACGGATCGGCTTCAGCTCGTTACGACGTGCAGCACGGCGTTTGCGCCCGGCCTTCTCTGCCTCTTTCTGCTCCTTTATGCGCTTAGCCGCGGCTTTCACCTTCTCCTTTTCGCGCTCTTCCATCGCGAGGATTGCGCCGTGCTCCGGACAGCACCAGCGGATCCGGATGTCGTGGAATTTCGGCACGAAGTATTCACCGCATACTTTGCACTTACGGCGGGATGGTTTACTCATGGGCACCACCTTGAACCTGTACCAGTGTGAGGTTTCCGCAGAACACGGCACCGGTATCGATGTACATCTGGTTGGCATACTTCAGGGGCTGGCGCGCAGGTGTGTGGCCGAAGATAAACAGATCAGCACCGGCTATCGGCGAGACAATGCCGTCCTGAGCGTCGCTAACCCGTTCGCGATTCCAGATGACCATGTCTTTCGGGACCGGCTTGTCGAACGCATATTCGTTATGCGGGTAGTCAGCGTGGCAGATAACGATTTTACGCTCAGCGGTAACCAGCTCGATGACGAGTGGCAGCTCAGCTGCTTTGTGAACCAGAGCCTTAGCCAGCACTTCTTTGTCATAGTCGAGATTGAAGAACCAGCCGCCACCATTTGCCAACCAGTGATTGACGTTCCCATACTCCGATAGCCCATCAATCATCATCTGCTCATGGTTTCCTCGCACAGCCCGGAACCAAGGCATAGTAATCAGCTCCAGGCACTCGACGTTTTCCGCGCCGCGGTCAACAAGGTCGCCAACCGAAATCAGCAAATCACGCGCAGTGTCGAACGAAACTTTTTCGAGCTCATTCATCAGCAGCGTGTAGCACCCATGCAGATCGCCGACAACAAAGATATTGCGCCAGTCAGCGCCATTAATGCGTTGATACATGCTCATGAAGATTTTCTCCTCGCCGCGAGGCGCAGCCATTTCTGATCCACCATGCGGGCGGTGTAGCCTTTCAAGGTCGGGATGTCGGACGGCTTAACCGCGGGCTTACGCTGGCGGCGCGCCGGAACGCGGAAGATTTCGTTTGTGATGACGCGTGCGAGAGGATTACCCACGTGAAGCCCTCCACTCTTGCGCCCAGGCGATGCGCTTACTGGATGCTTCGGAGAACTTCACGCCGCGGTCGGTACCGAACCAGTAAATCGCCTCGATGACGTCGACCATGTATCGCTTGCTGGATTTGGATGTGCGGACGCCGAAATAAACGCGGCCGCCGTTAATGCCAGGCGCGGACTTCTGCTCCTGGTCCTGGGTCTGATTCACCAGAACAGTGATGAGGTCCTTCCACTCTTCGCGGGTAAGCTTTTCGCCGTGCCAGACAACCTGGTCAGACAGGTCCTTCAGCAGTGGCCACATAAGACGGTTTTGCTTATCGGTGCGGGTCTCTTCCCTGGCCTCGACTACCATCGGTGCGCGAGGGTTTACCGGCAGGGTGCGAATGTACGCGATGAGGTTCTCTTTAACGGTGTCGTTAACGATGCAGTAGTGCTGTTTCATACGCCACCTCCGAGAGGTAACGCAGAATGCAGAAAATCGCAGGTGCATTTCTGCATCTGTGACAAGGTGAGGAGTTCAGATTGTGGTCGCATTTAAGTCCCCTTAAATGCGCAGAAGTCACTGACGGGTGTTCAGGCCGTCAGCAAAGAAAGTATGGACGGTTGATTCAACAAAATCAACTGAAGAGAAAGGCCTCCGAAGAGGCCTGAATTTTGTGCGTCAAAGCGGTTTTACGTCGCGCTTATCCTCGGGCCGATGAATGCGGATCGTCATTCCACTGTGGGTGGTGATCACCATGCTATCCCCAGGATTGATATCAGCCAGATCAAAAGCCTCGTAAAACGAATCCATAGCTAGGGTTTTCTCGTCTTTCCGGTTCCACCAGCGCCAACAACGGCGAAGCAGAAAACCTATAAACCAGCCATACGCTTTTGCTACCAGGTAAAACCATGCGATCACCATCGTTGCGAGAAATAACCAGTCCGTCGCGCTGAAGTTTTTGAGTTCGTCCATCACTTCACCTCCGGTTTCGGCGCTGCCGCTATCATCGCTGCCCAACACAACTTAGCCCGATGCGCCGCCTGCTGACATCCGCTCATGGCATCGTATGCCTCCCACACTTCTTCATCGCTGAAGAACTCGTCTGGCTCAGACTCAAAGCCTTCGACGATCATGTGTTCTGTAGGCTCAATCGGCACCATCACCCAACCATCAGGAATCACCGGAGAGTTGAGTTGTTCGGAATTACCGAACGACTGAAGCATGGCGGCGCGATAGGCGTTCCAGCCGACAGCTTTTCCGTGTTCAAACGCGCTGTCAAAGTCATCATCCATTTCCATCGCAGCGGGCACAGATACCGGCGCTGGATGGGCGGTGTAAAGCGGCGTTACTTCTCGCAGCGGGTCGGCATAAGCATTGCCACTATCGAAGCTGACGTTGTTTTTTGCGCCGCCGCCTGACAGTAGCCACGCCACAGCCTCCGCTTCGAGCGATGCCAGCGCTAACTTCATCGCAGCGAGCGCCTTGGCAGCGTCTTCGTTTACTACTCCTGGCACAGCATCGCGCTCTTCTTCAAGCTCAGTGATTGTCTGCTGGAGCCATTCTTTGGTTAATTCAGCCATAACCCTAATTCCCCTTGATGCTGACTTTGACGCCAACCTTGCGAATCTCATCGGCGCATCTGTTCACGATACTCCGGTGAAACTCACAAAAAATTTTCGCCGACTGTGGCCCTAATGGGTGAACATCTTGCGTACTCGGCAGTACAACCTCCCGCGCCTCCAGCTCAGCAATCCTCTGGTCTTTGGCTTCCAGCTCATCCAGCAGCGCCAGTAAATCGCGAGTTGGTACCATGAAGTTCGGCATGAAGTTATCTTTCGCCTTTTCTGCTGTTAGGCGCAGCTCCTGTTTGTTGATGTTGCTCATACCCCTACCCTCCCCCAAACCATCAATACTCGCTTCATAGCCGCGCTGTTGCGGCACTCCTGGCAGATCACGTTTGTCTCTGTGCGCTGCACCAGCTTCGAATTACCCTTCGGCATGGCCGGTATGGTTTCCGGTGCGTATTTCATGCCGTAGCTGGTCAGCCGATACAGCCGCTGGCCGTGCTTGCCTTCGAACTCGATAAGGCCGTCTGCAAACAACGTGCTTAACGGGCCGGAAATCTTTTTGGTGTTCATGCCGATCATGGTGGCAATGCGAGCACTGTTCAGGCCCGGGTTATTACGCAGGGCTGCAAGAATCTGCCCACGGATTGTTATGGTCATCTCACACCACCCCGTTCGACTTGTTGCGGTTGTACTTGGCCTGAAGCAGCTGGATCGGCGTAGGCCCATGCTCGGCAGCCGGTGCTGCAATCGCCCGGCGTACCGGCGGTACTGGCTTACCCTCGGTGAAGCGCTTCTCCCACATGTCCAGAAGATCACCCGCCTCGCGTGCCAGCTCACCATGCGTTAACTGGCGCTCTGTGCTGCGGTGACGCAGTTCAACGCAGATGTGGTACATGACCGGCTGCGACCAGGGGAATTGCTCACTGGAGGTGAACTCGAACGAACGGTTTCGCCAGTCCCAGTATTCGGCGATCACCTGCTCAACGGTGACACCCAGCGCCCCGCCGCTCTGCTTGCACCAGGCGACGAACTGGCCCGGCGACGGCAGGAATGGGCGCTCCTGGCGGCGGGCAATGCGCATGCCGGCATCGACCTGAGCCATTGAGTGGATTCCGTTCTCCTGAAACGCCAGCAGCCACTGACGGCGGAATTCGTTCAGGTCGTCCTGGGTGCGGAAGTTCGCCATGCTGGCCGGGAACGCGGCGCGCAGCTCGTTGAACAGCTTGTTGAATACCTGCGCCACCTGCTCAACCGGCGCACGCTCCTGGTATTGCTCTGGCAGGTTATGGGCCATGCGGCTCATCTGCTCGCGGTCGTGGTTACGCATCTGCTCTGCAAGAGATTTCATCGAATCACCTCATAGGCCCAGTCAGTGTTGTTGAAGTCCAGATCTGGCTTGGCGGCTGGTTTGACAGAGAACTTCGGCTTAAACAGCCCCTGATATCCGTTAGCAATACTGGTGTTGATCACGTCTATCGGGTTATGTCCGTCTTCCATGCACTCTTTCAGCAGCTTGAATGCCTTCGTGACGGTCAGCTCAGTTTTGATTGGCTTACCAGACTGTTTGCGGTAAGCAACCCATTCCTGCCAGGCGGTTTGATTTAGCCACTCAGGAACGTCAACACTGAGCGGATCAAACTTGTCCTTCCCCCTTGGGGGATTAGAGGGGGTATTAGGTTTTATATTTGTCTTTGGAAGAATGTCTTTGGTGTTCCCTGTTTTCAGGGATACCTCTCCCTGTTTTTGGGGATGGTTATCCCTGTTTTCAGGGATGGTTTGTGTGGTGATTTTGCTATCCCCGATTTCAGGGATGGTAATAACCTGCGTTACAACTTCAGCGACCGGGAAACTGACCGGGCACTTTGCACATTTTGGCTTTGTGTAAGCCCAGCTATCCAGGAGCGTGTTAATCCCGATGTAACGTGTCTGCCCGATTCTGCGCATCTTGATGATGTTGCGATAAGCCAGGCTGAGCACAGCTTCAGAAACGTGCTTAACGGCCAGTCTGGTTTTATCTGCAATGAGACTGTTGGTGATCCGGTCCTCTTTCTTGGACCAGCCATACGTCAGGCGAACAATAGCATTCAGCACGCGGAATTCACGCCCCGAAAGCTCTACGAAACACAGGGCATCCTGAATCTGGTTAGCAAGGCGAAGATAGCCATTTTCCAGATCGGCCATGCGATTCTCCTGCTGCGCCGGTTGCTGCGCAGGGAATTTGATTACTTTGGCGGTGTTTGCCATACTTACTCCCGTTACTTGGCGTAACACAGTGTGATAAGGGCCTTTGAAGTGACCGCTTCAAGGGCTTTCGCTTTTTTGGTAGTACCCATCACATAACTCCCGGCGCCATAGCGGCCAGACTTGTCACCACCGCAGCGATTGATTCAGTTGGCAGGAAGCGCAGCAGTGCTTCAGCAGCTTCTCTCACCTCTTTCTCAAGGCGTTGTATCGGCTGACCAAGTAACTTCGCCTGATGCGCTTCAGTGCACTCTTTCATGGCCTCGGCTATCAGTTCGGCCTCAGTCTTTGCGACCAGACCGAACTCTCTCGCCACTTTCTCGTTATCCCGCGCCATCACGTCGATAATGACGGGGATCAGTAGCATCAACCCCTTGTCGTTCTTCGGGCCCGGATCGTTAATCATCCGGAAGAAGTTCTGCTTCGTGTTGTGTTCAGAACCTGCCAGTAACAACCCCTTCCCGCCGCGCGCCAGCCACTCTTTCGCAACCAGCTGAGAAATGTGAACCTGAGACTGGCCCGGCGTAGCTTTTTGCCAGGCCTTAACTGCCTCCCGTATTCGAGTTAGCTTACGGTTATTACGCGGAACACTTTGATAAATCGAAATCAACGGACGTTGTTCAAGTCCGGTACTCTGTTGATACGCAAGTGAATGCATTGCTTTCCCTTTCGTGGTTAGGGCCGCCGTTAAGCGGCATGGTTCTCTGGGTGTGGAAACAGGTCGGGAAGATCAGGTCGAATTTCGTGTGCCTTAATCTCGCCACCAGTAGCGTTTACGATGGCTGTTACTTTTTCCGGAGATACGGAACCACCGTTAAGCCACTTGTGAACCGCTGGCTGGCTAACGCCGCAAATATCTGCGAGTCGCTTCTGGCTGCCAACGATTTCTAAAGCTCGTTGAATAACTTTGTTCATGGATTTTACCTATCCGATTACTGGATTAATGAAAAGATAACCCAAGTTATGGGTATTGTCCATAACCTTTGTTATTTTACTCTACATAACCTCGGTTATATATTGATAAGATGAAAACATTTGCAGAACGACTGAACGCGGCTATGTCGGCCGCTGACATATCTCAAGGACAGTTGGCTGATAAAGTCGGTATATCCCAGCCTGCAATTCAAAAGATGACGTCAGGTAAAACGAGCGGCAGCCGTAAGATGGTCGAGCTAGCTCATGCTCTGGGTGTAAGGCCGGAATGGCTTAGTTCTGGAGTGGGGGAAATGCGGATTGATGGTAATGTGCCATCGGCGGCCCAACCGGTCTCGGAAACAATTGATGTCTTTCGGGTTGATGTTTTAGACCTGAAAGTAAGCGCTGGTCCGGGGTCTTTTATGATTTCTGAATTTGTTGAGGTCCTGCATGCTATTGAGTTCACAACTGAGCATGCCAGATCTCTTTTCGGGAACCGCACTCAAAATGATGTGAAGGTGATGACCGTAGACGGTGACAGCATGTGCCCAACGATTCAGTCGGGAGATCGCCTGTTCTTTGACGTTTCGGTGAGGAACTTCAAGGTTGACGGAGTATACGCATTTGTCTTCGGGCAGCACTTCCATGTCAAGCGCCTGCAGATGCAGGGCCTGCAGTTAGCCGTGCTTTCAGATAACCCGGCGTACAAAGACTGGTATGTGACAGAAGAAAATCAGGACCAGCTGTACATCATGGGTAAGGCGCTGATCCATGAGTCCATTGCTTACAACAAACTGTAGCAGTGGCCGGAAGAGACTTTTGGTTAGAGACGAAGCTGCGGCTGGTTTAATGATTCATAGCATCAACATCGCAAGATTATATTCTGTATTTCATATGGTTACAGTAACTTCGTTACGGTTAGGTTTTACGTTTGTGAGTGGGGTTGCTTGAGAAAAGTGAAAAGAAATGCAACTATTTTTTAGTTGCTACTATTACAGGCAAGGATATACTGACTGTGAGTAAACAACAGAAGCTGAGAAGTCGTTTAGGTACAATACCCAAAGATTTTACGTGGGATGAGCTAGTAACACTGCTGAAGAGTTATGGTTTTGTTGTTCTCAATGGGTCGGGATCAAGGAGGAAATTCGTTAACGCGGAGAAAAGATTGATCAATATTCACTGTCCCCACCCAGGGAGCATAGTGAAGCAGTATTCACTTAAAGATGTTAAATCTGTACTTGATGAGTTGGATAACCTATGAGCGGCATTCTTAAATATAAAGACTTTTGTGGCAGCATTGATCTTTCATACGAAGATAAGATTCTCCATGGAAAAATAGAATGCATTAATGATCTTGTGACTTATGAAGCTGAAACAATCCCTGCTTTAGAAGTAGCTTTTCGAGAGGCGGTTGACGACTACATTGAAACTTGTGAGGCCATAGGAAAAATACCAGAGAAGCCCATGAGTGGAACGTTCAACATTAGGATTGGATCTGAGCTTCATCAAAAGGCATATCTTGCGTCTATTGAGCAAGGCATAAAACTTAATGAGTTCGTAAAGCAGGCTGTAGCGGAAAAGTTGAGCACAAAAAGAGAGATTCATTATCATTTAGAATCATTTGCCGCTATATCGAAAGCTCATTTTACTACTTCAAACAAAAGGCGCACGGATTACAAATGGAGCGCGCTTGGTGAAGGGAGGTTAGATCATTGATTATCAAAGACATTCATTTTAATGGTTTTGATATCACATCTTCTCGTTTTGTTGAACGTGATGAATCTGATACAGACGGTGGTAGATTTAATGTTGATTATAAGGGGCTTAATTTTTCCTCACTTCAAGAAAATGAAGGGAATCATGAGTTTTTCCTGGACACCACGGCTATATTAAAGGCTTATAACGGCGAAGCCACGGAAGATTATTCGGATGAAAATTTAGCCTTTGAGTGTGAGGTTTCGTTTTCAATGCGATTTAAATGCCTCTCCGAAAAGGGAATTGAAGAATCTGATATTGAAAAGAACTTATGGTTCTTTGAAAACTACTTGTTTTTGTCAGGTAAATTAGCACTAGAGTCAGTGCTTCGCCATACAGTGATTGACACCATTACCTTTCCTTGGCATAGAAAGATAAATTAAATTAAACCCGGCCACCGCGCCGGGTTTTTTAATGCCTGAAAGCCCTTAGAACAGGTGATCTCCAAAGCCCTAGCTTTATGTTAAGATGTTTCCGATTGCAATCAAAGGAAACAAAAAATGAAAAAGGTTTTGGCTCTAGCTCTTGGGGTAATGATGTTAGCTGGGTGTAGCTCACGTGTAGCTGATCTGACTGTGGCTAGCACTAAAAACTACAATCTTAACTCAAACAATTTCGTCAAAGGCGCGCGCGTAACCGCAGAAGACTCAGCCCCGGTCGTGATTTTCCCTCTGGGCATCCCAAATGTAAAAACGGCTATCGACCGTGCAATTGAGAAGAACAAATGCTCTGTTGCTCTTTCTGATGTAGTTGTTACTCAGTTCAACCACTCCTTCCTGTTTGGTAAATTCGGATTTGTTATCGAAGGCACTGAAGTGATCGACCGCGGTCAACCTGGTTGTGAGAACGCCAGCTAAAAGTAGGCCCGGCCATTGAGCCGGGTTTTTTATTGCCCACCCATAAAGCTATCCGCCATTCTGCCGATAACTATTCAGCCTGAAGCTGATAACAATAACTATCGCAACACTACCTGCCCGCCCGTGCGGGCTTTTTTATTGCCCCTTCCTCACCAACTCCGCAGCATCCCTGTTAGCTCCCTTCCCTGTCACGTTTCCTGTTTCCTTCCGGTACTGCTCCAGCTTGTCGATGATGTTTTGCTGGGTCATGGGTAAATCAGCCAGTGACAATTCCATCACCGCCCGCCCCATCGCCTGAATTTTCATGCTTATACGCTCTTCATCCAGAACCATGCACATCCCTCCTGCTGTTTTTTTAAGCATAGCACTCATGATTTACAAAAATAAATTCATTTAGTTATCATTAATTTATAACTTATGTGATTGATATTATAAATTAGGTTATTGCCATCACTCATAACTAAGGTTATCTTTAACCCATCGAAACGAAACATCGACAGCTGAGCGAAGTTAGCCAGCGGCGGACAGCAAGTCGCCTGCTCATTAAGAATTCAGTCAAGCAGCAAATCACCCGGAGCGCTCCTGGCAAATTGAAATGGCGCCCAATGGGATTGAGGCAGGTGTGTAACGCGTGGCGGGTATAGCACACGAAGAGGACTCCGCACCGGAATGGTTTGCTGCTCAGTTCCCGAACATCGGGGAAGCTTTACCAGCAGCTCTTTGCGAGGGGCTGACGGTAAACAAACAGAGGGGTGTGTATGGCAGATAAAAAAACGGCGCCACTACTGCTTAACGTAGACGCCAGCGAGGTGCTTACTCAGACCGGGGAGCTTTTAAAGCTACTTGAACTTCCAGCCAGTTCCTTTCAGGGAATTCCTGAGCATGTCGTCGATCTGTTTTTTGACCGTGTCCGTGGCCTGATTGACAACATCGTCCTTAGTGATTTCGCGACCACAGTCAGCACAACTGACGCCGGTGAAATTTGTCTCAAAGTCAAAATCATCGGGCTGGTTGAACATCTCACTTCCGCAGTCAGGGCACACGGTCCGCATGGTTTGCATGAATATATCCTTTCTACTGTTGGGGAGATTAAAGAGTAAGCGATTTCTTGCTGTTGGGGAATAGCGGGAAAGCGCGCGCCGGGCGCGGATAAATATCCCGGCACCAACTGGAATGTTTTGTAGTGCAGTGAATTGCAGCTGCATCGGCGGCAACCGGAAGATAAGCACCCGGCGCTGCACCACAAAGCATTTCTCCCGCATCAGCGGGTAACGACAGAGGGTAAGGCGATGCCAGAATTTGAGGTTAATCATCAGAAAGGATTTTCTTTGCGTGAGTTGATTGATTTTCGCGCATGGACGGATCTGCAACTTTCAGAGTTATGGAGGCTGCAGCCGGGTGACGGGGTGAATGTCCAGGGGCAGTTAGTAAGACGCATCAAATAGACCCGCTCCGGCGGGTTTTTTATCGGCCATACCTCAGCAACTTCAAAGAGGTTGCTTAGTTATGACAACCGGCGGCCATCCACCGCCCATTAGCGCAGAAGTCTTGTTTAACGTTCGGCGGCGCGGCCTTAAGCGCGGAGATGATTATGAAAATTCAGGCAGGCGGACCAGCATTTCCATACGTACTTGTTAACAATTCCAGCGAGACAATGAACACATTCGGCATTGAGTTGGCTCCTGGTAAGACAGCTAACTTTAGTGGCATGACGATGCGAGATTACTTCGCGGCTAAGGCCATGCAGGGTCGATTAGCGAATCCTGACTGGTTGTGTAGCGATGACCGCACAGCAACCGAAGCGTACCAGATAGCTGATGCAATGCTCCGCGCCCGGGAGGCATCATGACAGTCACCCACAACGGCAAGCAGTACACCGCCAAAAAACTCAACGATAACGAGTGGCAGCTGACGTCGGTATCGAACCCGCGGGAAAAGCTGACGATGAACCGCTGGCACATGAAGCTGGCTGGCCTCCTGAAACAGGTTGAGGTGAAGGCATGATTCACCACTACGGCACCACCCCGCTCATTCGCCAGTGCGTCACGCCCGGCATGATGGCATTGCATGAAGGCCGCACCTATCGCGTCTCAGCAGTCATTCAGGAGCGCAAATGGGTGTACCTGCACACCGATGCAGAAATCATCCGCCTCAGTGACTGCGTGATTGACGTCCTTCTGGACGGTCACGGAAACCCTATCCAGCACTAACCACCCTATTCAACCGATCGGCCTGGCTTCTGCGGGCGGGATCTGCACATCCAAATTTCAGGAGTTCAGCCATGAACGCATACCTCACTTACGACCGCATCGAAGATCGGCGCTGGGCTGAGCAGCAGCTCATCGACGAGAAAGAGAAGTGGATCGGTGACCGGGCTCGGGAAATCATCGATATGATGCCGAAAGAGCCGTCCGGCCTCTTCCACTTCTCAGTACCGATCGACTCCAGCCCATACGAAGGACTTCGCAGCGATGACGCTGGCAAGGCCTACAACGATTTCATTTCGGCAGTTGCTTACGCCCAGGCGGAATACGACTGGGAACACCGTACCGGCTGCCCGTTTTAAGGAGTGATTATGAGCTTCGATCTGATTCAGTTCGTTAAGGAGCAGGAGCCGCTGTTTGTCGGTGCCCTTACCGATCAGTCTCTGACATGGGCAAAGGAATGCCAGTTCGCTATCCAGTTATTCCAGCGTAATCAAAAATTGGCAGAAACGGCGATTGCCAACCCCACCAGCGCCCAGAACGCGATTATCAACGTTGCAGCTGTCGGCATTAGCCTGAACCCTGCAAGCAAACTGGCTTATTTGGTTCCGCGAGACGGTATGGTCTGCCTCGATATCAGCTATATGGGCCTTCTGCACATCGCCCAGTCGGCTGGCGTCATCAAGTGGGGTCAGTGCAAGCTAGTTCATGCAAGCGACGACTACGAGACATTAGGTCTCGATAAAGCGCCAGCCCACAAATACAACCCATTTGCTACACCTGACGCTCGCGGCGCCGTTATCGGTGGCTACTGCACAGTTAAAACAGCTGATGGCGACTATCTCACTGAAGAGATGAGCCTCGCTGAGATAGAAGAAATCAGGAAAGTGAGCAAAGCGGGAACATCACCAAAAGGCCCATGGGTCAACTTCTGGTCTGAGATGGCCAGGAAGACGATCGTCAAAAGAGCATATAAATACTGGCCGCGTGCTGACCGTCTGGATAATGCCGTCGATGTGCTCAACGAGAGCGAAGGCATATACACGGAGCCAGTTATGCCCTACACCCCTGAAAGCGAAATCATCCAGTCGGAAGAAAACGCAAAACAGGAACTTATCAACACCATCCAGTCACTATGTGAGGACATGAAGCAGGCGAAAAACATGCATGCTCTCAAAACTCACTTCCAGGCAGCTTACAAAATGACGGTCGGAATGCAGCTTCAACAAGAGGTTCAGGCCGTCTATGCCAAGTGCAAAGCAAAATTCGAAGAGGTTACGCAATGACAGCTCTTTACCAGATCGCCAATGATTTCGCAAAGCTGACTGATTCAGGCATGGAGCCTGAAATGATAGCCGACACCCTTGATGGCATTGAGTGGGAGCTGGAAGCAAAGGTCGAGCAGATCCTTGCTGTCTGCAAAAACGAATCTGCTTATGCCGAGGCGCTGAAAGAAGAAAGCAAGCGTCTTGCAGAGCGCGCAAAAGCCGCAGAAAACCGTGTGTCGAGCATGAAAGATTATGTGGCCACCTCCCTCGAAACAGCAGGAAAGAAATCACTGAAGGCAGGCATTCATCAGGTAACGGTTCGCGCGCCTTCCAAGTCAGTAGAGATTACAGATGCCAGCGCACTTCCTCCTGAATTCGTCGAATACGAGACGAGCATCAAGCCAGACAAATTGGCTATCAAACACCAAATCGAAGCTGGCGTGGATGTACCTGGCGCGCAAATAAAACTCGGCAAACCTTCACTCATCATCAAGTAGGTGGAGCCATGAAACGCACACCATTTTACCGCAGGCCAGGGCGAACCGGGCAATTCTCCGGCCTCCGTGAGCGCGTTATCTGGATGATTCAGACGCGTGGCCGCCCGGTAACCGGCAGCGAAATCGCCGAGAAGTTTGGCGCAACGCTCATCGAGTTTAACCGGGTAGCCAACGGCATTACCCGCGGATCCGGACAGATAGCTCAGATCGTTGAGTCGGAAAAATGGATCAACGAGGACGGCATCTGCGACCGGAAATTCGACCTGGTCACGAAGCCAAAAGTTGTAACGCCACAGGGTAAATCGCGGCTGTTCACCCGGCGTGCCATAGAGCAGTCACAGGAAGGCCGACGGCAGGAGTGCATTGCTCGCGCCGCCCGCCGTCGCCGCCTGATTTCCCAGGGCCTCTACATCGACGAAATGGAGTCCATCCTATGACTCACGCTCACGACGACATCAGGGTTGGCACACTATGCCTTCCCTTCATTGGTAATGGCTGGCTAATGCCATGGGGTGAAGTGGTCAGCAATCCATTAAAGGCGCAGCGGCTCGCTGAGGAATATCTGGAAAGGCAGGAGGCGGCATGACAGCGAAATACTCACTTCTGTATGTCGATCCGCCATGGTCTTACGGCAACACCATCAGCAACGGGGCCGCTGCCGATCACTACTCCACTATGAAGCTAATCGACATCAAGCGCCTGCCAGTGTGGGAACTTGCCGCCGAAAATGCAGTGCTGGCGATGTGGTACACCGGCACGCATAACCAGGAGGCTATCGAACTGGCCGAGGCTTGGGGCTTTACCGTTCGCACGATGAAAGGCTTTACCTGGGTGAAGCTGAACCAGAACGCCGAATTGCGCATCAACAAGGCGCTGGCTGAGGGTGAAGTCACCGACTTTTACGACTTCCTCGATCTTCTTAACGCCGAGACGCGCATGAACGGCGGCAACCACACCCGGGCCAACACCGAAGATCTGCTGATTGCTACCCGCGGCGCCGGGCTGGAGCGAAAGCATGCCGGGATTAAGCAGGTGGTATACAGCCCGCTCGGCGCGCACAGCGAAAAGCCCTGGGAAGTACGCCACCGGCTGGAGCTGCTTTACGGCGATGTGCCTCGCATAGAGTTGTTTAGCCGCAGCGCGGCGCCAGGCTGGCACCATTGGGGAAATCAGTGCGCTACCGCCGCGGTAGAACTGCTGCCTGGCTGCGCAATTGATGTTGTGAAAACGGAGGCCGCATGACGCTAGAAACAGACAACGCCATCCGTGCCGCCTGCCGCCGCTGCACCGAGGAAATACAGCAGGCCATGCGCAAGAAGCCAAAGCCTAACTGGAACGAAACGGTGCCTCCCATCATCAACAAGCATCACAAGAAAATTGAAGCTCTGGGAGTTAGCCTCCTGGAGTTCGTCGTATATACAGGCAGGCTTAATCGCCGCTTCGGAGTTGAATCGTGAAAGTTTATATTGCCGGGCCCATGAGCGGCCTACCTAATTTTAACCGTTCCGCTTTTAACCATGCGCATTTTCATCTCTGGTCGAAAGGCCATATTGTTCTGAATCCCGCCCGTCTACCAGATGGATTAACCCAGGGCGAGTACATGGACATCTGCCTGTCTATGCTTCGCTGTGCTGATGCTATCTACATGCTTGAAGGCTGGGAGCACTCCGCTGGTGCCCGAGCGGAGAATGCCCTGGCCGAGAAGCTGGAAATGGAAATTATCTTCCAGGAAGAGGATCGCGCCGCATGAACAGAGCCTCTCCAGTTGATTTGAGGAAGAGCCTCGAAATTGCCAATAACCTCGCGCAAATCGGGATTCGCTTTGTGCCGATCCCGGTGGCGACCGAGGAAAAATTCCAGACACTGGCCGCCGAGCTATCTCGACGGCTTGAGCAGATGGCTGTCGAAGCCGAGAAGAATGAAGGCGGTGCTGCATGAAGATTAAAACGGAAGAACTGCGTGGCGATTTATTGGATTTGGCTGTGGCTTTAGCTGTGGGTGAAATAAGGCCGCGGATTAATCTTGGAGGTGGGTGCGTGGTCTCAAATGGACATACGCTACACAGATTTTATCCATCATCGGAATGGCAGCATGGAGGCCCGTTGATTGAAGCTCATTCGCCAGTAATCACCATTTGCCAGGCAAGGATACGTACAGAAATATCCACTCTTGAGAATGACGTATCTAACACAGGAATAGGTTATGGCCTTACCTATCTGGAATCATTCTGCCGGGCGCTGGTATCCCTGAAGCTTGGTGACGAAGTAGATATTCCCGACGAACTAACGGCCTGATTCTCATGACATCGCAAATAACCAGGTCGCTAAAGCGGCCTTTTTTATTGCTGGCATTCACATTCAACCGAATTAACCGACAGTTCCGGGAGCATTGACCATGGACATCATCGATACCGCAGCAGAGATTGAAGAGCTTCAGCGTAACGCTGCCCTTTCCGCTCACCGCATCGACCGCAACGCCGTATCAGCAGAGCATTGCGCGGAATGCGGCGAGGATATCCCAGCGCCGCGGCGTGCTGCCGTTCCCGGCTGCAAGACCTGCGCGGAGTGCCAAGGCTTGATCGAACTGAAGAATAAGCAGAGGGGGATGTGATGGATTACAGCAAGTTGACTGACAAAGATATTAATAAGCTTGTGGCATTCGCATTAGGCTGCAAAGAAGTCGTTCCCGATATCTTCATGAGCGATGATCGACGGTACGAATTCGACAAGCCAAAGAATAAATCAGGTAAAAAATTCTTCTTCGACCCGTGCAACAACGTAGCGGACGCATGGCCCATCATTGTCGGTCACAAGCTAAGCCTAATCAATGCGGACGACGAGTGGCTTTGCGTTCCTGATGATACCGCGGTTGATGGGATCACTGGCGACGATGTTCAGATGATTTATTCCGGCGATGGGCATGTTCATGCCAACCCACTTAGAGCCGCGATGGTCGTATTCCTTACTCTACAGGAGTCAGCCAATGCTCAGGATAATCCAGCCTAATACCTGGTACGCCGACATGTTCGGGGAACCCTGCAAAATCCTCCGCGCTACCCACGAAGTAATCCACTACATCCGCAACGGTCGCACCTGCATCGCCAGCATGGGCCGCTTTCAACACGAATTCGAGCCGCTGACCAAAGCACAGGCTGAGCGGATCGCCGAAGAAGTCGAAACAGCAGAACATCTGAAGAAGCTGCGCGCCCAGCGTGCGGCATGAGGAGAGAGCGTGAAACCTTACGAATCGAAGAAATCACAGTTCACCAGAAACCTGATCCGGCGGCGCCACGCTGAATGGTCAGAACAAACCTTCGGCAACGTCGGCCCCATTGGACCACTGAAGCACCTTTCGAAAGAGGCGCTGGAAGCTGCCGCCGATCCTGGCGACCTCAGCGAGTGGGCTGATATGCAGTTCCTGCTATGGGACGCACAGCGGCGCGCCGGTATCACCGATGAGCAAATCACCGCGGCGCTGGAAGAAAAGCTGAAGGTGAATATGGCGCGCCAGTGGCCGGAACCGAAAGACGGGGAGCCGCGCCTCCACATCAAACCATGACGCAACTGATAGCCAGTTATGAGCTGGCTATTGGGTGCGAAAGCGCCACCTCGTGATCCCTTTTGCCCGGCCCCGCGCCGGGTTCTTTTTTGCCTGGAGGAAATGCATGGTTGAGGCAAAAACACTGACAGCCAGACAGGCGGCCGAGCTACTAATCACCTCACCGAGAACTGTCTACCGTCTTATCGACTCGGGGCAGCTGGCCGGGAAGAAGATCGGGAACAAATACCGCACAACCGACGTTGCCTGTATTGCGTATTTACATGACCCGCGCGATCCTGTTTCCGCGAGCGCGGGTGAACATAAAGGAGAAATTTTATGTCAATCACCCTCAGAGGCGGCGTCTGGCACTGTCATTTCGTTACGCCGTCAGGGAAAAGAATTAGACGATCTCTTGGTACGGGGGACAAGAAACAAGCGCAGGAGCTGCACGACAAGCTGAAGGCTGAAGCGTGGCGGGTTGATAAAATTGGAGAGCTGCCGACGAGGACGTTTGAGGAATGTTGCATCAGGTGGATCCGCGAGAAGGAGCATAAGCGGTCCCTCGATGACGATAAAACCAAAATAGAATATTTCTTGCGGCATTTCTCCGGCCGGGATATTTCAACCATCACGGCTGATCAGGTTCATGAGGCTGTTTCGAAGATGGTCAACCGTAAGCATATTCAGGTCTGGGAGTCGCGCAGGGACGCGGCTATACGCCGGGGGAAGGAACCGCCTCCTTATGTTGAGAAACCGGTAAGCCAGGCCACAAAGAGCCAGCACCTTTCGTTCATGCGATCTCTGTTCAAGGCTGCGGCTAATGACTGGGGCTGGATTAAAACGGCCCCGGTTATAAAAACGAAAAAGCCGATCAGCAAACGCATCCGATGGCTGACCAGGGACGAGGCAGAACGGTTAATTGCCTGCATGCCGGAGTCGATAAAGCCGGTGGTGATATTTGCACTGGCAACCGGCCTGCGCCGCTCCAACATCATTGATCTGGAGTGGCAGCAGGTCGATATGCAGAGAAAGGTTGCATGGGTAAATCCGGAGAACGCGAAGGCGGGCAAGGCTATCGGCGTGGCTCTGAATGATACCGCATGCAGGGTGTTAAGGGATCAGATCGGGAAAAGTTCCAGGTGGGTATTCGTTCACACGAAGCCATCAACGCGCCCGGATAAAACCGTCACTCCGGCTGTCCGAAAAATGCGAGTGGATGACAATGTCGCCTGGCGCATTGGACTGGAAAGAGCGGGTATAGAGGACTTCCGTTTTCACGACCTCCGGCATACCTGGGCGAGCTGGTTAATTCAGTCCGGCGTGCCGTTGTCAGTTCTGCAAGAAATGGGCGGCTGGGAGTCCATCGAAATGGTCCGTCGATACGCTCACCTGGCACCGAACCACTTAAGCGAACACGCACGGAAAATTGATGCCATTTTTGGCAACCATGACACAAATACGACACAAGGAGAAAATCAGGCTGGCTTGAAACTGGCGTAAGCGCCTGTTTTTAAATGGCACGCCCTGTAGGATTCGAACCTACGACCTACGGCTTAGAAGGCCGTTGCTCTATCCAACTGAGCTAAGGGCGCACGGAGAAGAGTGTACTTCGCGGTGGTGAAACGCCTGGAATTATACGGTCAATGCGTAGTGAGTCAATGCCTTTTCCGCCTTCTCTGGCGATAATGACTAGCTGATTGTAAATACGGCTGTTTTTTCAACATTTATCCCTCTTTTACGGGCTGCGAAAAGGCTTAGCCGCTTTTAAGTAACGCCTGCTGTTTTCCTGTTTACTTCACCTTCACACTGTCCTGCGGTATCCCGGCCGCCTGGAGGCTGGAAGTGAACAGGACGACGGAGTGACAGCGCCAGAGCAGACAGGTTTTCCCTCGTGCGTGCAGCACATCTCACACGACATTACAGGCATTAAGCTTGAACCTATTGTCGCCCTCTCCTCTTCACGCGCGGTGGGGGCCGAAGTGCTCAGCGTGCTGTCGCCGCATCAGCAAAGCGAAAGCTTTTTCCAGGACTGGTCAGCCACCCGGGCGCTTGTTTTGCTGGAAGCACAGATCGCCGCGTTAAAAAACCCCTTCCCTTGTGACAACCTTTTCATAAATTTGCCGATAACCGTTCTGACCATACCGGAAATGTTCCAGCGTTTACTGCAACTTAACAGCCCACCGCTGAACATTGAACTCGTGGAACCTGCCTCGTTCTTTTCACTCTCAGACCCGGTACGTCAGAGGGTGAGTTGTGCGCTTCAGCAGTTGACCGCGCGGGGACACCGGATCTGGCTGGATGATATTGATGAAGCGTCAGGGCAAGCATTTTTATCCTGTCGCCTGCCGTTATGCGGAATAAAAATCGATAAGATCGCTTTCTGGCGTTTACGTGAAACGCCGGCGCTGACACAGCTGGTCACCCTTTGTTCAAAAATTGCTGCGAATGTGCTTATTGAAGGCATTGAAACAGAACGGGACCGTACATGCGCGCTTCATGCTGGCGCGCGCTTCGGTCAGGGATATTATTGGCCATCCTGGAGATGGCAGGAGGACTGA